GTGCTGCTTCTGCTACTGGAGCAGGTGCTGCTTCTGCTACTGGAGTCGGTGCAGTTTGGCTTGTTGCTGTACCATTAGATGATGCTACATTAGGATCACCTGTACGTGCTGCCATGCCTGCTGGACGGAAATACTGTGACCAACGATCAGGATCGTATGCTTCGCCATCAACTGACGCTTCAAACATTTCCTGCATTACTTTAATCGCAGTTTCATCTGGCTTCTTAGGTAGGAAGTCATTAAGATCAAACAATCCGTGTGTATTAACAGCCTGCATTTCAGCATCGCTTAATGGACGCTCTCTACGTGCCCAATTACTTGTGCCGTAGTCTGCATACCCGCCTTTAGATGTTTTATTAAGACGGAAGTCTACACCTGCTGTATAATCCGTTGGCAACTCTTCCATATCTGGATCCATAAGAGCTGCTTTAATGATTTGAAAAATTTGTGGACCAATAATAAAGCGACGAATTGGGTTTTCTGGTGCTTCATCATCTGCCAACGGATTGTCTGTAACAAAGCCTTGGAAAATGTAAGAACGCTTTTTCCAATACTTTCGACCCATATCTTCTAGACTTGGATCTTTAAACCAGCCACGTACTTCATTAAGAATATTACATGTCTCGCCATACATTTCCATACATGGAATTTGTACTTGTACTGGACGTGAATCAGTTTCACCTTTAACTCCTGCAAAAGGTAGTTTGATCATCAAACGTTCTTTCCAGAAAAAAGTGTTATTTGCATCGCCATCAGGAAGGAAACGAAAAGTACAACTTTCGCCTTCTTTAATATTCCAAAATGGGTAAATTGGGTTAGGACCGCTTGGGCCGTTTGATGCACCTGATGTACGTGCTTCTTGTTCTTTGAGCTTTGCTCGGATTTCTGCTAATGATGCCATAGTTATGCCTCCTATATAATTGCCTATGTGCTTAGTGCCTTTTTGTGTAGCACAGTTATAATACTACACTAAGTTATTTATCTTGTCAAGTGTTTTTTATGAGTTTTCGTATGTTAAATTATATTTTGTTAGCTGCTCGTTAAGATATTTTACAGATAAAAAAGGATTAATATACGCATCTCGCAAACCATAAGAAATATCATCTAAGGAAAGCTGTGATCCACCGTCCATTAATTCTTTATGTATTGTTCTTACTGCCGTTTCTGTAATAGCCTCTCCCGGAGGAACTAACTCAGTTGCTCTTGTTTTTAAATCATCGATTGATGTAATAGCCATTATAGTATCCTTAATAAATTAACGAAGCCCTGCAAGTTCTTTCATGCGGTCAAACTCTGTATCAACTTCCATCTGTTGTGGTTGGGTACGCATCTGGTAATCGTCATACAGAGCTTGAACTTGTTCGATAAAGGCCTTAGCAGGTTCTATGAACTGCTCGCCGTAATCTTTTTCAACCATGGTTAGTACGGCAGTTTCGCCTTTTGGAAACTCGCCTGATTCTCTGTCATAGTATGATAGTATGAATTCGCCTAGTGGTGTTTTTTCGTCTTTTTCGATCGTAATTTCATCACCGTCTGGGCCTTGTACTTTGTCGCCTTTTTTCTTACCGTCCATTTTAGCCTTGCGTACTGCATGTGCGTATGCGTTGCCTTCTTCAGTGTCGTCTTCGCCTACTTTAACACAGTTATCTACACGCTTGCCACCTTTCATTTTAGTGCCCATGCGCTTGTAGCCTTTCCAGCATACTTTGCCATCAACGCCTTTTTGCTTTTCTTCATCAAGTGTACGCCAGCTTGGGTTACCGCATTCTTCGCATACGCTATCTGCAAACTGACCCATTATATCTTCAAATGCTTGTTCTAATTCAAACTCTTCTTTTGTTTTTTTATCTTTTTTATCTTCTTTGTCTTTTTTAGCTTTAGCAAGTTTGGCCTTCTTTCTTTTTTCATCTTTGTTAATTGCGCCAATCAATGCACCAGAAGGAGCGCCAAGGGCGGCTCCGAGTGCCGCTTGCCCTAATTTTCCAACTGCTGGATTTCCTCCTGCCATAGCTGCAATTGCAGGTCCGGCTACGGCGCCAATACCGGCTCCAATACCGGCGCCTTTCAAACCCTCGTCAATATCTATATCTTCGGTTCTTGGTTCTTTACTTTTACCCATTAGCCAGTCAATTACTTTTTTGCCGCCGTACAATAATGCAATAACAGCAAGTACTGGTAGTGCATATTTTGAAGCAGCTGATGCAATCTGTTTTAGTGCGCCGCCGCCTAAGAATGCTGAAATTTCACCTTGTATACCGTCTATACCTTGGCTGGCTTTATCCATCACTTCTTGTGCTGTAGTTGCTAATCCTGTCATTGTATCTTGTGCAGTTTGAGCTGCGCCTTGTACAGCATCAACAGTATCACCTACACCTTGTGCAATATCTTTTCCTGTATTAATAACGTTCATTGTAGCATCTGGATTTGCTGCTGCTACTCCTGCAACTGTTGTCTTGATTGGGTTTTTTACAGCAAAATTTCCGGCACCTTTTGCAACTTGTCCGGCACCTCTTGCAACTTGTCCGGCTGCCGCTGCTGCTGCGCCTCTTTTAGCAAGAATACTTGCACCTATTCTTGTTAGTGCAGGAATTGCTGCTCTAGCTGCTGTTAATAATACAGGAACAGCTAATGCTGGAAGAATCTCGTCAAGCTGTTCGTCTGATTCGCCTAGTAAATCATCTGGTCCTAGTTCTTTGGCCTTTGTGCCTTCTTTTACTAGGTTGTAGATGTATGGAAAAATATCTTGTAGTTCTTCGTTGAACTGACGGATAGTTAGTTCGTCAATCCAGTTTTCAGCAACATCATTTGGAACATCTTCTAGTACTGGGGGATTAAATGTTTCAAATGCTTCTTTGTAATATGCTGGCTTTTGTAATGACGCTATTTCTTTTTTAACTGTAGCAATACGCTCTTTAACAATATCTGTATATCCTGCTAGGCTTTCTGCCATTACAGCACTACGACCCATGTAGTTTTTAAACTTACGTAGTTTTGCCATTTCTTCTGATAGGCCTACAATGTGCTTACCAAAATCGTCATAGGCATTGCCGCCTTCGCTTACGTGCATTGCCATCGCTCTTGCACCACTTAGGTGTTTGTAAGGATATTTGAATCTTTCTCCTTCTGCCGATTCAATATAGATCTTTCCGATCTTTTGTGTTCTGCTTGTAGCACTCTCTTGATTTATATTTTCTGTATGCTTAATAACAATACGTGCCTCGCCTACTTTTTGGTAGCTTACACGACTAGTGCCATAAAGTTTTGATTCTGTCATTGTATCGTCCCCAGATCGATTTGCTAAAAAATTGTAATCTCTTTTTGTTAAATTTGTTTTGTTAATATCTCTTATACTAAAATCTAACATTCGTTTCTTACTAAAAACTCTTAATTCTTTAAGAAAATCAAACCAATTTTTCTTTGATATGTCATCTTGATTTTCTATAATATCTTTTGAATATATAACTTTTAGACCTTCTTCTTCGGATATACTAACACTAACTTTTCCTATTTTAGTACCATTATTTGAGTAGCTAAAATCAAAAAATCTAGCTTCTTTTGGCTCGTTAGTTACAGTTCCGTTCTCGTCGCCGATTGTAATATCATTAAATCGACTACGCAATTTATTAAAAAGATCTTCACTTATATTATTCATTCTACGCATAATGTATTTATCAATAGTTGCTGCTAATAAAGATCGGCATTGGCGGCTCGTAATCTTCTAGGTCTTCTGCTTGTGTGAATGTATTGTAGACTCTTGGATCCCAATCTTTTAATACATCCATCATTCTTAATGATAAAAGTGTTGCACTAATTAAATCGTCTGTCATTCCGTTTTTGGCTTGGTAACTTGATCCTGTAGCAACATAGCCTTTTAATTCTGATATAAATGGTTTAGAATGTACAATCATTTTGTCATTCTCTATCATTGTTTTGAGTCGTGAACAAGCTGTAACTTTGGTACTGTGTGTTGTGTTAAATCCTTTGCGGAACTTTCTAACGTGTCCTTTACGTATGGGTTCACTAACAAACAAACCAGGGATGTTTTCCTCCCCAAAGTCATTGATAACGATAAGTGCGGCTTCTCCCAACCCATTGTTTTCTACACTCCAATATATACCCTGCGGGTTTTTTGTACATTCTTCTATATATCTACATATGTCTGATAATACACGTATTTGTCCAGGTATAGCAGTTTGATTATGCTGCCATTCTGCAACTTGTTCATATGTAGGCAATTCGAATACCTGTATAGCAGCGTTATCTCCACCCGTGCCCATACTAGGATCTAGTGCTATTGCATATGTGTATTGACTTGTAGGCTTTTTGTACCAACGTGTTTGACCCATATTTAAGATCGGCGAATCGCCTTCCATTACTGCAAGTTTAATTGAATTAATTAGTGTTTCGTCAAATACTAAGAATTCACAGCCGTATTCACGACGGAATTTTTCTTCTCCAATACGTCCGATCTCAGCTGCTTTCCATTCTTCGTCACGATCAGGATGTTCGTCCCAACGTGCCACAAACGAACGGAATCCGTTAATACCTAGTTCACTTTCGTTACCATGATCATCAAAACGTTGTTCTGCTTGTTTCCAAATAGTAGCAAATGTATCTTCGTCTGAGTTTGGTGTACTTGTAATAATAGCACGACCACCTGTTGCTAGTGTAGGTGAAATTGAAGTCCAAAATTCTTCAGCAATGTTTGGTTGTACAAACGCAAACTCGTCGCAGTATAGTAATGAAATAGACATACCACGTCCTGTGTTGCCTGTTGTTGTTTGGCTTACAATCCTACTACCATTCTCAAACTCTATGCTACCTTTGTTATACGATGTAACACCTGCTCTAATATGATCAGGACAAGTTTCATACACATAGCGTATACGAGCCATAATCTCTTGCGCACCTGTGTATTTGTGTGCAGCAATAAGAATAGTTTGATCTGGATTAAACATTGCATACCAAGCAAGATAGATACTAGCACACGTTGTCTTACCAGTTTGTCTAGGCATCATGTTAATGTTAAAACGATAGTTATGATAAGTGTCCATTAATCCTAGCTGATAGTCAAAAGGTTCAAACAACAGTTTGCCTTTTACAGGATGTTGGATATATGCAAACTTACGTGCAAAATACAGATAGCCTTTTTCAGGATCCATACACTGCATAAGATCCTGTATTTGTTCTTCTGTATATGTTTCTTTTGTATTAGCCTTTTTGGTTAATACTCCATCTAAACTCTTTGACATATAATTACTTATCTTTTTTAAAAACGTCTATAATTTTATTTGCTACTAATCTATGTCCAGATTCTAAAGGATGTAATCCAGGTCCAAAATCAACATTTTGTTCTTTACAGAATGTATTCATGGACCAAAAAATATCATTGTCTAACCAGTATTTTGTTGTCCAGTCTATTTTATTATATAAATTATGATTTTTAATATAGGTTTTTACGTTTTGATTATCTAGTATATCTGAAATATACGAATATGACATTTTGCAATTTATATTTTTTAGTGTACATACTAATTGTAGTTGTAATATTTGATTTAAAAGTTCATTTATTACATGGTCTTGAGTTCTTACATGCACACTATATTCTAATAATGATTTATTAATAACCCGTATATCTGGATGATGAAAATTCTTTATAAATGTATCTCTTTCGTTGGGCAAAAAATTATCAGGTTTAAGTCTGTAAGTTGTTATCCTTCTCCAACCGTCGTCGTCTGCTGAAAACATATTAGGTCCAAGAAAGTGTTCAAATCTATTTGGATCTGTCCACATTATAACAATTGATTCGATATTTGGAAAACTTGCAATAGCTTCCATGGTTGTTCTAAAGATTCTTTGATTACTAGCACCACGAATAGAATCGTTAAGTTCTTTTTTGTTATAGTGCTTGCTTACTAGTGTGGAAAATCTATTATTAATATCTTCTAATTCTAATCCGTAAACAAAACTATCACCGTTAAAATAAAACATATTTTATTTACTCAAAAAAATAGGACCCGAAGGTCCTATTTGGTGTAATCCCGCCGTAGATTATTTTTTAGCTTTTTTGTCTTTGATAGCTTTTTTCATTGGCTCTTTTTTGTCGCCGTCTTTGTCCATATCTAAAAAGTCTGGCTTTGCTTTCTTTTCACTTAGTGCTGCCATTAGCTGTGCTTTGATAGCTTCTACAGCCATTGCATTGTCGCCGTCTTGTGCTTTAGCATATGCTTTCTTTTCACGGTTAAGACCACCGCTTAGGTCTTTTGTCATATGTTTGTGGTCTTGGTATTCTGGATTTGGCTCGTTGTCGTAACCTTCCATCTCATTGTCATCGCCTGTTAGCTTATCACCAATTTCAGATCCAACCATGCTGCCTGCAATACTTGGAGCAGCCTTACCAATCGCTGATCCTATTTTAGAGCCCATTGCGCCAGCAACTTTTCCGCCAACTCCGCCAAGTGCTTTACCTGCTATTCCGCCAATAGGACCGCCAAGTGCGCTACCTAGTGCTGCTCCGCCTAAACCACCTGCAATAGATCCTAGCATGCCTGCTTGTAGATCTTGGTCGCCTTCTACATCATCACGCCCTGGAATATTTGGGTCATCGCCGTCGTCTGAACCTAGCATTTGTCCTAGGCCGGCACCTACTGCGCCGCCTACTGGTCCGGCGATTGCATTTCCTGCAACTCCGCCTAATGCTGCCATTCCTGCACCAGGTTCGTTATTTGATCCTAAAGCTGATCCTACTGCTGCCCCTGCTGGGCCGCCGACCATACTACCAAGTCCGCCGCCTATTGCACTCCCTAGTGCTCCTGCTTGTAGATCTTGGTCTCCTTCTACATCATCACGTCCTGGAATTGCTGGATCGTCATTTACAGCAGCACGGAATCTTTCAATATCGTGACGCATTGGATGAACAACATCACCTACTGGCTTATCATCCATTCCTGCATGTCCTTGCATTGCACGAATCATGTCTGCAATTTCTGCACCTGTTTCTGCAGAAACACTAAGATTTGCTGCTTCGTTTAACTTCTCTTTACTTGAATTTTCAATATCAGTCATTTGCTGAATTAAATTTTTCATATCCATTGTATTAGCCTCCTACGACTGCTTTGCTGTTTTCTGCATCGCTTATATCTGCTGATTTACCTTGCGGTGCACCAGCAGCTGGATCATGGTCGCGTTCTTTACGAGCAGTTTCTAATTCTTTTAACAAGTCCATTACACGATTTCCACCTACTGACTCTTGTGCGCTTTCGCCGCCCATGTCTTCTTTAGTTAACATAGTTTCATAAGGAGCATCGTCTTTAGTTTCTTGATATTCTTCTCTAGGATCATTCATGTTGCGCACAATTATATGACTTTGATCTATACCACAACACTTACCTAAATACTCTTGTAATACTTGTACAGTTGTGGGATATTCAACAGTTGCCTCAAAATATGTTACTTCCATATTTTGTAGTTGTGGAAAATCTAATGGACGTTCTTGGATAGGTGTTTTTTTACCTGAAGTCATATTTGACAAACCAAACTTTTTAAGGGACGTTTCTAAATGATCCGTCATTCCTTCTTCTAGTTCGCCTGCAATTCCTATTTTAAATTCATAGGTTTTTTTTGATTCTGTAAGTATTTCTTTAAATGATCTCATTGCGCATTGATCCTATTCTATATGTATTATTTATCTTTATCTAGCCCTTTTAGACGCTCAAGTAGACTATTTCTATCAGTTACTACATATCCTTCGCCGTTTATAATACCGTCGTCGTTTGACGATTCTTTATCTAACTTTTCTTTCTTTAATTGAAGTTCTATCATTTTAATTTTTTTATCTAGTTTAGCAGTTTTAGCATCTAAACTAGTTTTAAGCATTCCTCCAGCAACTTCAAAAACTCTACCGCTATAACGACTTTCTACGTTCATACCTAGGTCCATTAGGTCTTCATAGGCTTGCATAGCTTTATCAGCAACTTCATTTAGTTCTTTGTCTGCCATGTCTCCTAGGCCTTTTACAGCAGGAAGTGCAGCACTAATTTTATCAAAGTCAGCTATGTCACGAAATGCTTGTTCTCTTTCTATTTCGTGTTTGGACTGTTGTTCTTCTTGTGCTTCTGCTTGTTCTATAATTTCTTTTGAATCAGGCAAGTTTAATAGATCTTCTAGTTTTTTAGTCATTATAGCTTCCATTATATGCTACTATTATTTATCAAAAATCATAGTTGTAAGTTTCAATGTCAACTTTAAACTTTGTTGCAACAATATCTATAGCTTCTTGAGTTGTGTAATAATCTTGATATTTTTTTCTGTCTAGAGTTTTATTATCATGCCCTAACGGTTCCCAACAGTTCATTTTATTTTGTATAAATTTAAAATCTTCTACTATGTTTTCTAGTTTTAGTATTTTATCACAATCCTTTGCCCAACTGTACATAGGACTAACTCCAGTCTGTTTTAACCACGGCACAAATCCATTTTCTAATCTTTTTAATTTATTTTGTTGGAATTCTAAATTCCATTTTTCTTTTCTATGATTTTTCATGTTAGGATGCTTGTGTATTTGGACAATATAAAACTTACATAACATAATTTTAAAACTATACCAACTTGCACAATAATCCCAAGGATTTCTAACAACACACCAAGTTAATCCTAATTCTTCTCGATTCATAGGACCTAAAGAATGATTTCCTTGACACACTTCTTGTACAGTTGCGTGTTGATGCCTCTTAGTTATTTGAGATTTAGTATTTTGTTTGAGCCAATTTGTAATACTATTTCCGCCTGTTTTAGGAATATGAATAAAAGTACTACAAAATGGTTCTGTAACTATTGTGGCCATATCTATACCTTATAATTGTATTTGTCTATTTCTTTATAAAAATATTTATAGACAAAATCTATATATTCTTTTGTAAGATATTGGTTTTTGTTGTATTGTAAAACGTGATGTGTTTTTTCGAGAGGCTCAAAACAATTTAATTTTTCTTGTATTTGTTGAAAGTCTTCTGTTAAATTTTCTTGGTGTAAAACGATGTCCACATCTTTAGTCCACCTATCTAACGGCCAAAATGTATTAGCATCTCTGTCAATATTATATTTTAACCAAGGAAGAATGCCTTTGTCGATATGTTCCATCATTTCTAAAGATGATATTGCATCTTGTGCATTTCCTTTGTTTAGTCTTTTTTTATATTTTTCTAAGGAAACTGATTTTGCAAATTCATAAGAACTAATTAGTCTATGGTATGTATTTCTTACTATACAAAAACTAAAATCAAATTCTTTTGTACATTCATCTATTGTTTTATGTGTGCCAAATACAAGAGAGTCTGGTGTATATTTTTTGAACCATTGATTTACACTTCCGCCTGCTGTTTTAGGTATGTGTACATGCGCAACCTTCATTTCCTGCGTCCGTTATGAAAAATATCTTGTTCAGTAACTATACGGAAATATATTCCTTTTTGTTTACACCATTTTCTTGCACTTTCCCATTTGGCTTGATTTACAACATAGTGTGCTTGGTTTGATCGACTACGTCCCACTTTTTCTTTAAGTGCTTGACTGCTGGGTTTGACTTCAATTAATTCTACCCGCTGTTTACCGCCCTTATCTGCATAAACTATAAAAAAGTCAGGCACATAAACAGTTTGTTTGCCTGTCAAAGGATTACGATATGGTATGCGTATTGCTTCACTTGCCCACTGGCTTACACTAGGGTGCTCGTCACAAAATTTCATAAAGGTAAATTCCCAGCCTGAACGATATGTAGGTGTTTTAGTTCCTACATACTTGTCTGGGTTTTTGAGATTGTATTTTCCTTGAGCAAAATGAGCCATTAGTATATGATATTTCTTTCATCAAAGAGTCTTGTTTCACTAGATGTTGTAAATCCTAGTGACGATGTTTTTGCTCGATACAAATTTAATATTTGAGAAATAACACTGTTTAACTCGACAGCATTTAAACCTTTTAAAGTATCAATAAGCACAAAGGCAGGTACTTTATCTATCTGAGCTTGTTGTAAAAAAATTGCAGCAGTATTAATAGCAGCAATTTTTTCAAATCCTCTTTTCAAAAAATAACCAATTACTGCATTAACTTCATTTGCATTATATGTAATTTCTTCTTTGAAATAATTATTAAAAATAATTTGTGTTTCGTCAAATGTAAATTGTTCTGGATTATTTGATCTTATCATTATAATTCCTCTAGTGCTGCTTTCATAAAACTAAACAATTTAAAATCTCCTCCTAATATTGCATTATCTAAGTTTGATAAAACAATACTTTTTTGATCTGCAGATAATAAATTATAGGTTTGAAAATCTAAACCTTCAAAGTAACCAGTGTTTAACACTTTTGCAAGAAAGCTATTAAATGCCTGGGGATCAGATTTTAATCTTTGTAACGTAGTCTCTGGATCTCCTTTAGCACTAGATGCTTTTAAAAATACATCCGGTCTTTCTGTATTAAGTTGATCTCTAACTGGTAAAAAATATCCAGGTATAACTGAGCTAGATCTCGGAAACTGATTTGTTCCTTGTAGTTGTGAAGACGTTAGTGACGTGGTCCTTGTTGTTTGATTATTACTAACAATAGGTAATTCAAATCCGAATAGGCTATCAGTAATAGTATTTAAAATAGGTATAATAAAGTTTTCGTTAGGTTTAATTTCAGAATCTAAAGGACTAAATGTATTATCATAACCAGTTTCTGGATTAGTAAAGTTTGTAGGTTCGCCGTTTTCGCCTATTATTCCGTTGTCATACAAAACACCTTCGTAAGCTAACATAATAGTGTTTTCATTCATACCCGAACCATCAGAAGAATCAACATCTCCGTGATCCCAACTACTTAGTAAAGGATTTATTAATGTATAGCTAAACCAATTTTGTAAACTTAATTGATATATTGTTATTGATTTAAAAAACGGCTGCTTATAAAAATTATTCAAACCATAGTTAGGAGTTCTATTAGAATATTTGTCTCTAGGATTAAAACTTCCATCAGTTGTAGTTGTACTAGTAGATCTAGAGTGATTTCCGTCTTGATAGTAATATCTATAGTATTCTTCAAGCATAGCTCTTGTTGCACCTAAATTGTCATCATGAAAAGAAATACGTACATCATCGTAATCTACTCTTGTTTGCATATTTTTTTTACGATTATATTGTTGTTTGTTTTCTATACTTGCTTTAAACCCTGGTAAGTCTGCACGTTTAACTAACACACCTATTTGTTTTTTAAAAGTTTCTGTATTTGAGTAAAATGCAACATCATCTGTAGTTTCAAACACTACATGATATAAAAATTTAGTTTTTGGAGAAAACAAATGTCCATATTGCGTGAACAAATTGTGCGCATGCCTTGCATCACGCAAATGCGTGTTTACTTGACGAGATTTTATTAAACTATTCCACCATGCCATATTAATATTTATCCTAAGTTATAAACCACGTAGATAATAAAAAAGCAGGAATCGTATGATCCCTGCTTTAATACAAGATACCCAATTACTAGTTTAATTAGCCAGTAACTTGTGTACCACCAATAGCATCTTGAGCAGCTCTTGTAACTGCTTCGCCAACACCACTAAACTGTTCTTCACTACCAAACTGTATAGCGTTGTCATAGCGTATAGTTAATGATGTAGTTACTGCATCACTTGTAGCATATGCTAGTGTGTTGTAGTTGGCTGATTCAATGTAGCAACCTACTAGTTGGAATCTATCAATAATTGACGAACCATTAGCACCATTGCCACCGTCTAAAATTTCAATCTTAGTAATAAATTTATATGTACCGCCTGATACTGCACTAGATTGTTCAAAGAAATCAAACTGTCTTTGAAGCTGTTGACCAATGATTTTCTGCACATTGTTATTTGCATCTTCACGCAATGTAAGTGTAACTGGTTCCCAGTTGTGCTTACCAGCTAGATAAGTTCTTGAGTTGTAAGCATCGATTGTCATTTGTTCAAAAGAAAGGTTTGGACGAGTTACATCTACCACCTGTCTTGTAATTTCACGAATACCATCCGGACCGCCTGTTGTTCCAAAGTTTTCAAATAAAACTCTAAAACGATATTGTAGTTTTGGCATTAGCAAAGAACTGTTGCTGCCGCCGCCATCTTCTGTTGGTATTGAAATATTTGTTAATGTTGTAATTGGCATTCTTGTCTCCTGTTACAGTAGTATTTATGCATATTAGGGTGGGGTTAATTCCCCACCCATAAAGTACGCATATTATCCTAGAGCTGCAATTTCTCCTGTATTCTTAAGTCTTAATGGAATGTAAATAAATTCAATTGCTTTGACTGGCTCAATTGCAATGTCTAAGTATAACTCATTCCTGTCAATTCTAGCAGGAGTATTGTTTGACTCGTCACATACAACTAAGAAGTCATACAATGCTCTAAGGCCTACTAATTCAATTAACAGCTGATCAGCAGCTGATTTAATCTGATCACGTGTGATCTTATCATTTGGTTCAAACAAGTATGGTCTTGCTAGTAGTTCTAATTGTCCACGTAAGTAAACAACTAAACGTGCTACGTTTACTCTATCTAGTGCAGAAGCATTTCTTGCACGAGTTTTTTGTCCAAATACAACTAATCCTGCACCACTTATAAATGTGATTGGGTTAATTTGATTTGTATAGAGTGTATCACGCTGTCCTGTGTTTAGAGCTATACCTACAAATTCTCCTTCGCTATTTACATAGCCTGAACTTGTAGCATTTGTAACACCACCGCGTCTTGTTCCTGCTGGTGCAAACCAGGGGAATGCAACTTGGTCATTTAGTACAAGTGTACGTAGTGCCATATGACTTGGTGGAACTACAACATTGTTACCAAAGTTATCACTTGAGAATCCCCATGGATAGTACATTCCAAGATATTCATCTTTTGATACAGCACCTATGTCATTATCTTCAAGTGCGCCTCTAACATTTGATGCCCATTCATTTAGTGAAGTTGCATCTGGTGTTAGCCTTGCTGGTGTGTCACCTACAACAAATGCTGTTAGGCGTCTGTCATAGTTTAGAGTGATCATTTCGCCAATTAGTTCCGGATAACCAGGGCAAGCAATCAAGTTAAACTGACGTGATTCTTCATCACGTATATCTTGGTTACTATTTACTAATGATTGTAGAGCTTGGATAACTGATTTACGCTGTGCAAAACGTCCAAATGTGCCTGAACCATCTTCGTTATTACCTGAATCAGTAACCCAACGATGTGGATAGTAATCTGCCATTGGTTGGTCAATTACATCATCTGGATCAGCACTGTTAGGATCGTCAACTTCATAACGGCCGTTTGAACCGTCTACATCAATGTAGTTACGCTCAAAACGCTTAACGTTAAATCCGCTTCTACGTGTGTTCCAAAGCATCATACCTTTTGGATATAGTGCTGGATCTGGAGCATCAGGATCTAGGTAATCATTTACTAGTAACTCGTCAATGTCACCTGCTTCGTATGGTCCGTCTGTAGCACCGCCAGTTGTACTCCAACGTGCGTCTGCAAATAAGATGCCGTTTTCAGTAGTTTGATCTGTTTTGTCAACTAATACAAACTCTTCAGTAGTACCATTATAACGATATACTAGTGGGAAGTTTTCAAGATCTGCTGTTGAAATCCAAATATCTCCATCAACTAAAGGAGTAGTATCTGATTGTTCTGTTGGCTGTGATGCACTTACAATTGGACCTGCTGGGTCTGTATCAGCATAATCGTCATTGTAATTTTGGTATCCAACCCATGTAGTTCCGTTGTTAATCATAATATCAACTTCGTCTACTGTAGAATTATACCAACGTTGTCCTGATGTTGTTAATGCTAGTGGCTCTGTATTAGAAGCACTATAAGTTAATGGCTTCCAGTTTGATGCAACAAAATCATGTGTTGAATCGCCTGTAGCATTATCGTATAAGTTTGCAGTTGCAGTTGATGAATTACTACCATCTGCTAGTAATGGTGAAAAGCCCATTGTTGTAAGCAATCCGTCTGTATCTGCAATACGGAAATCGCCACCAATTTTGTGTTCAATTACTACTTTGTTTGAAGCATTTACATACGATACTACATTTGCAAATCCTGCTGCGTTAATCGCGCCTGCAATTGTGTCTGCATCAGCAGTAGTACCGCCTGCAATAGTTACACTAATAGTTTTGTTTGTTCTAGTTGCACTATTTACAGTTGTTTCAGCAATGTCAAAATCATAAGTACCAGCGACTAATTGTGTTTCAATTTTTGCTGATGCAATTGAAGTAGCGTCATTCGAAACTCTATAATGAATTTTGAAATCTGCAACTGTAGGAGTTTCTTCTTCTACATTTGCTTTGATATACAAATCACCTGCAAGTAAATTTGCGCCACCGCCTGCTTTGTCTAGATTAAACAGTGCTGCTTCGTTGCTTGTATACATTGGAGCACTAACGTTGTTCCAAAGTTGAGTTGCATCACTATACTGCTTAATTCTCCAGTTTGCGCCGCCATTTGGTGTAGTTGTTTTAACCCACAAACTACCAGTTGGTGCAGGAACTGTATCTCCAGCTTTGTATTCAGGAACACTTGTGTGAGGTGCAATAGTTAATCTTGGAATACTATATGTGCCATTTTGTATACCTGTACCACCGTTATCTGAACCAGCTAGCCCTGTTAAAGAACCTTGTCCGCCATTAATAACAATTAAACCGTCGGCAGTTACACCGTCTGAAGCTGCTGTAGAATCACCATAAATTTCAAGAACACCGTCTACTGCTGCTGCACTTACACCTGTTATACCTGCACTGTTAATATTTCCTGCTAGAGCTGAAATAGTTGTGCCTGCTAGTGTTACAGTTGTAGTGTTAATAACCATTTCGTCGCCATTTGTAAGAGTTGGATTTCTTACGGTACCTTTTACAGTTGCATGACTAGCTGCCCACTTATCGCTACCAACTTCTACCCATTCGCCTGCACTTACGCCTGTAGCATTTCCTGAAGCTTTATAAAACAAACGATTCATGTCTGATGTTACATCGATTGCATATTCGCCTACAGATCCTACTGCTGCTTTTGGTACATCGTTGCTAAGATCAGTTGCTTCTGTGATTACTCTAATAGTTGTAGCACTAAATGACTGTCCATTAGTAGTAGTTGCAGATTCACCGTTCCATTCTAAAATACCAAATGCAGTATTAGTTGTATCAAACCAATACGCACCGTCTGCTGGTTCGCCCCCAGGTGCAGTTGAACTTGCAGTTAGTTCAGATAAGTCAACATCTGCTCTGACTACATAAGCACGATTTGTTACACCTAAAAGTGAGTATGCTGTGTTTAGACCATATTCATTTAGTTCGCCTGCGTGAATCATGTTTCCGTTGTTATCAGATTCAAATGCTGCGTCTCCGAATAAGTCTCCTAATTCTCTTTGACTTGTTACTAAATATGCTTTACCTGCATTCTCAGGTAAAGTGCCTTGAGCAACTCCGCTACCAGATGCCTTTGTTTTGTTTGCAGTCGTTGCAACAAATATAATAGGGACTGTAGCAGCCGCTCCTGGTGTGTAGAATGATTCGTCAATTACATTGACTTCTACGCCTGGTGATACTAATGCCATTTTCTTATTCTCCTATTGGATAGTGTTCTCTACAAGTATTTACCAATAATATTGAAAATCATGCCGCATATAGCTTCAAAAAAGGGACGAAAAAGGTGAGGTAAATACAATATGAGACCATTATGCAAGTGCGGACAGCGTCCTGCCGCTATAAACTATAAAAAAAATGGTAAAACATACTACCGCAAACTATGTGAGGTTTGTTTAAAGTATGGTTTAAATCATGGCATTCCTAAATGGAAGCAAAGAGGATATGAAAAGAAAAACGTTTGTGAAAAATGTGGATTTAGATCTAGCCATGAAGAACAATTTAATGTGTTTCATATTGACGGTGATTTAAACAACTGTCGTCCTACTAATCTAAAAACAGTTTGTGCTAACTGTCAGCGTATTCTGCAGAAAACCGGAGTGCGGTGGAAACAGGGAGACTTACGCCCAGATTTCTAAACATAGTACGCATTAGAATATCAACATTCTTTTGTAGTCGTTTTAGATCACCATTGTTATCAATCGTATAATCACACATCCACTGTTCAATGCTCATTGAGCTAGGATCTTCAGTAGGTAAGTGATCGCAACGATCTACCCAAATAGCATAATCAAATATCTTTTCATTTTGCATTGCAAAAAACTCACGCTTGTTTCTCAATCCGCAGTAAATATCATGCTTTGCAAACAAGTTACGGCCAAGGCGTGCTAAGTCATCTTTACAATAGTCGTGGATCATATTATACCATTCAGTACGGTGATTATGTCTATCTGCATAGCATTCTTCTTCACTTGAATAGTTATATTTGTCTTTTAGATCGTTATAGATAAAAAGTTCAGAACAGAACTTAGAGCTAGATTCAAATGTATAACCATATGCCTCTAGCATTTCACATACAGTGTCTTTGCCATGACGGCCATGTCCTACAACTAATAATTTAGGTAACATATAGAACTCCTATTATTTCTATATATTATAGCAGATTAAAAAAGTTTGTCAACCAATTAAAAATCCGTATCCTGTCCCGCCTGCAACAGCCAACGAAACTTCAGCTTCAAGTTTATCCATTTCGGCTTGTGCTTCTGCTTTTAATGTGTCGCCGTTAAGAGTTGATCCACCTTGAGGGCCTGCAATAGTAGCAAACTTTGAACGTGCTTCGCCTAACATATACTTACAACTTGCAAGTGTATAATCTTTAATCCACTGTACTGCTAGATAATCATTTAACAATTCTGAATCAGGACGATAATTATAGCAATAAAGTAATAGTTCTTCTTCTGCTCTTGGTCGTTGTAGCATAGTAAGTTTCTTACTAGTTGTATTCCATTTAAATTCAATAAATGATCCAAACATACGTCCGACAAGTTCTTGATGCTGCGAGAACAAATCATAAGTTGCTAGTCCGCCCATTTTTGAACTTGAAAGTAGATAAGTGTTTGTATATGCTAAATTGAATGGTTCAAACAATGAGCCGCCATTACCGCCGCCTGTGCGTGAACCAATTGATCTACGAAAAATTTTACGAACTTCAATAACTTCGTTTGGCAGTACATAATCATTTTGATCAATTTCTGTTGTTAAAAACATATACGATTCTTCAACACTATTATCGCTACGTTGTCTAAAACGAGTTAATGCTTTTGTTAATGCAGTTTGATAATGTATAGGATCGAGTTCAACGTCGACCATGCCGCCTCCTAAGAAGGCATTTACATAGTCAAATATTTCTTGTTTCTGTGTTGCTAAATCTGCCATATAAGTTTCTCCGTACAGTATTTATCGCTTACGATAAATATGTATATGCCAAGACTATCATTATATAAACCAGAACGCGGCAATGACTATCACTTTTTGGACAAACAGATCCAAGAGATGTTTACGGTTGGCGGTACTGATGTAAACATACACAAATATCTAGGACCTAACAATCCATCAGAAGATGATCGTAGTGCTACACAACCAGAATACGATGTAGTAAAAGAAACTAATATTCAAGATTTATTATTTTTAGAAAACAGAGATAGAAAATACGATCCAGATGTTTATACAACTAGAGGTATTTACAACGTTCAAGATATAGATTTTGATCTAAGTCAATTTGGTTTATTTTTAAGTAATGATACATTGTTTATGACTGTGCATATTAATAGCATTGTTAAAACTTTAGGACGTAAACCTATGAGCGGTGATGTTATTGAATTGCCTCACTTAAAAGACGAATACGCTCTTAATGATTATAGTATGGCACTCAAAAGATTTTATGTTGTAGAGGATGTTAATCGTGCAGCAGAAGGTTTTTCACAAACTTGGTATCCGCATTTATACCGTTTAAAACTAAAACAAATTTACGATGGTCAAGAATATGCAGAAATATTAGATCTACCTGCAGAAGAAGGATCAAACGAAACACTTCGTGATATTTTAAGTACATATGAAAAAGAAATGCAAATTAACAATGCTGTTGTTGCACAAGCTGAAGCAGATGCACCTAAATCAGGTTACGATATAAGTCATTACTATACAGTTGCAACAAATGATGACGGCAGTATTGCATTAAGAACTGCTGATCAAACAGAATTAGATGCATCAAATATTAACACCCGAGCAGACGAAATCACAGATCGTCCAGACAGAGAAGGATATACAGGATACCTTGTAGGTACAGGAGATGTTGCACCAAATGGTGCACCGTTTGGTTTTGGAATTTCTTTCCCGATAGATAATCAAGAAGGAGATTATTTTTTACGTTCTGATTTTCTTCCAAACAGAATGTTTAGATACGACGGTAATCGTTGGGTCAAAGTAAGTGATGATATTAGAATGACACTAAGCAATACATTAGAACGTCAAACATATAAAACAGAATTTATCAACAACACAAATACAAATGAAATTGATGGCGAAGTTGTTGAAGAAAGACAGAGCCTTTCTAAAGCTCTTAAACCTAGAGCGGATAATTCATAATGTTACATTTTTATGACGGACAAATAAGAAGATACACTACTCAAATGATGCGTATTTTGAGTAACTTTCCTGTAAAAGACGGAAAAGGCAATACTAAAGACGTTCCAGTTACCTACGGTGATCTAACAAGACAAGTTGCAAACATAATTAGAGAAAACTCAGAAAATAAATTACCAAGTGCTCCTAGAATAGCAGTATACGTAACTGGTTTAGAATTAGACAGAGATCGATTAACAGATGCTACTTATACAAGATCTGTTAACATTAGAGAACGTGCATGGGATGAAGAAAATCAAGAATACCTTAACTATCAAGGAAAAAACTATACTGTAGAACGTTTAATTCCTACTCCATATATCATGCGTATTAATGCTGATATTTGGGCAAGTAATACAGATCAAAAATTACAAATATTAGAACAAATACTTGTACTGTTTAACCCTAGTTTAGAAATGCAAACTACAGATAATTTTATTGATTGGACAAGTATTACTGTTGTTAATTTAGAAAATGTACAATGGTCAAATAGAAGTGTACCTATTGGCGTTGACAGTGAAATCGATATTGCTACGTTAACATTTACTATTCCAATTTATATATCACCTCCTACTAAAGTTAAGAAAATGGGTGTTATAACAAACATTATTACAAGTATGTTTGACGAAAGTAGAGGAACAATCGAAGATGGAGTTAGTGGTCCGGTAAGTAATGCATATAGCGACTTTCTACCCGGAATGACTGGCGATGATAATAATAGAAAAGCTCAAACTTCTGTTGTAGACGAAATGGCTAATGTAAATTATAGGCAATACGGAGTATATCTCGGTTCTGGCAGTGCGCAATTGTATGCTAACGGGATTGTTGGTGCAAGAAATTGGCAAGAAATATTTGAAGCATTTCCTGGTACGTATCAAACTGATGTTAGTAGAATATACTTAACTAATTCAGAAAATAGTAATACAATAACAGGAACTTTTGCAATAAATCCATTTGACGAAACAAAGATTGAAATTAATTTTGACACGGATAGTTTTCCGTCTGATACAATTATAGATGGTAGAACTACAATAGATTATATTATTAATCCTACAGGATTTAACCCTGGTGATATAAAAACAAACGGCCTACGGTTGTTGCTACTAGAAGCAGTTGGTGATAAAACAACAGGTGAAGGTCCTAGTGCATGGAAAAATGCAGATAATACAAATTTAGTTGCAGATATAAATGATATTATAGAATGGGATGGTTCTAAATGGAATATAGTTTTTGATGCAAGTGAAACTTCTACAACTACTTACACTACAAATTTAAATACAAGTGTTCAATATCGTTATAAAAACGGCGAATGGTTATTAAGTATGGACGGCGATTATCCAATCGGTACATGGAGAATTGATCTAGCAGGCTAATTACTTGTATGACAAAGATTACATGTAGTGGCGCACTTTTTTATACACTAGATACAAACAGATTTTTATTTCTACATAGAACACAAGGCAAACGTGCTAATTTATGGGGACTTGTAGGCGGAACCAATGAAGGTACCGAAACTCCATGGGAAGGGTTACGTAGAGAAATTGAGGAAGAGATAGGGTTTCTTCCTGATATTAAAAAAACACTTCCATTAGAAAGTTTTATCTCATCTGACAATCTTTTTTATTTTCACACATATCTTTGTGTAGTGAAAGAAGAATTTATCCCAAAACTTAATAGTGAACACGACGGTTACGCTTGGTGTAGTTTTACTAAATGGCCAAAGCCATTGCATCATGGTTTACGCAACACACTTCAAAGCAAGATAAATTTGTCTAAGTTAGAAACTGTGTTTCAAACTATTAATTTACTTGACACATAATATAAAATAAAGTATAATAAAGTATGAAAGTCTTAGTTATTGGCGATATTATTATTGACAAATATATCACAGGAACATCAACACGGTTGAGTCCTGAGGCTCCTGTGCCTGTTGTTAGTCAGCAAGACAGTTGGGAACAATGGGGCGGGGCACACCTTGTATATCTTAATCTATTGAATTTAAGTGTGGATGTAGAAATGTTAGATTTATCATCGCCCAAGTGTATAAAGACTCGTGTATTGTGTGACGGACATTATGTTACACGTATAGATCAAGATTACAAAACAGACGGCACTACAGCACTTAATAAAATTTACGAAAAAGACTTTTCAGCTTATGATGTTGTAATACTAAGTGATTACAATAAAGGTGTGCTAGAATACTCACAACAAATTATAGAACACATCAACAAATACAATTGTAAAATTATTGTAGATCCTAAACGCCATTTTAATTTTTATCAAGGTGCTTGGTTAGTTAAACCTAATCGTAAAGAGTTTGAAGAATTAGGTTTTACAAATTGGACTGGTAATATAATTATTACTGCGGCTGGTGATCCTACTATAGCACAAATTGATAGTGAATATTATACTATAAAAACAGATCCTGTAGAAGTAAACGATGTTACAGGAGCAGGTGATTGTTTTCTTGCTACATTTGTTTACGGTATGAGTCAAGGTAAAAACTATGAAGACTGTCTTAAATTAGCAGTCAAAGGTGCAACAGAATCAGTCAAACACACTGGCACATATGTAGTTAAACCTGAAGATTTGCAGTATCGCACAATATTTACAAATGGTGTATTTGACATACTACATAGGGGACATTTTACACTGTTAAAACAAGCACGTGAACTAGGTGAAAAACTAGTAGTTGGTATTAACAGTGATGCTAGTACAAAACGTCTCAAAGGAGATAGTCGTCCTATAAACACAGAACAAACACGCAAAGAACAATTAGAAATATTGTCTTGGGTAGACGAAGTTGTTGTGTTTGATGAAGATACACCATACGAATTAATTAAAAAACTAAATCCTGATATGATTGTTAAGGGTGGAGATTACACTGTAGAACAAGTAGTTGGGCACGATATTGTGCCTGTAAAAATTATTCCTACAGTAAAAGGTTTTAGTACAACAAGTATTATAGAGAAGAGCAAATGAAAATATTAGTAACAGGATACAAAGGATTTATTGGTTCAAACGTTGCACAATATTTGCAGTCGCAAGGACACGAAGTAGAAGGATGGGATTATGTACCTAATGCTATTCCTGATCCTGAAGGTTATGACTGGGTTGTGCACCTAGGTGCAAACAGTTCTACTACGGAAATAAATGTAGATCTTATACTAGAACAAAATCTTGAGATGAGTACACGACTTTTACAAGCTTGTGGTCACTTTGGTGTTAACTTTCAATATGCTTCTAGTGCAAGTGTATATGGTGGATATAAACCTACACACTTTAGAGAAGACGGTCCTTTATTACCGCAATCACCATATGCTTGGTCAAAATATTTGTTTGACAGATTTGTAAACCAATACAAAGATGAATTTGATATTACAATACAAGGATTCCGTTATTTTAATGTTTATGGACAATATAACGAAGAACAAAAAGGTAATATGGCAAGTCCTTTTACAAAGTTTACCAAACAAGCAAAAGAAGATGGATTTGTTTCGCTTTTTGAAAATAGTGAAAAATATAGACGAGATTTTGTTTGTGTAGAAGATATATGCAAATTACACGAAAAAATGTTTGATATTAATGAGTCAGGAATATGGAATGTAGGTACAGGTCGTAGCATAAGTTTTTCTACCGTTGCTAATACTATTGCTAACAAATATAATGCTAAAATTAACCTAATACCAATGCCAGAAAATTTAAAAGGACAATACCAAGAATTTACTTGTGCAGATCTAACAAAGCTAAACAATACTATAGACATGCAATGGACAAAAATAGAGGATTATATTAATGCAGCAGAATGAACAATCTACAAGACTAGAAGGGTTTGTAAAAAAAGGATGGGGATATGAATTAATTTGGGCAACTAACGACAAGTACTGTGGTAAAATTATGGTATTTGAACGCCCTGGTTCTAAGTTTAGTATGCATTTTCATAGTGAAAAAGATGAAACTTGGTTTGTTAATAATGGCAAATTTATGGTCAAATGGATTGATACAAAAGATGCTACAATGTATGAAAAAGAACTTAAAGAGGGAGATGTTTGGCATAATCCTCCACTACAACCTCATCAGCTTGTATGTTTAGAAGCTGGTTCAAGTGTTACCGAAGTTAGTACGCCAGATTCAGTAGAAGACAATTACAGAGTTTCACCAGGCGATAGTCAAAATGGCTAATAGATATATCAATCAAACTCCACAACTTTTACCTACAGAAAATTATACAAAGTGTGTGATAGGAATTGATAGAGATGGTGTAATTAATAAAGACTTAGGAACATATGTAACAGATCCTAATGATTTTGAACCTATACCTGGCAGTTTAGAAGCAATGGCAAGATTGCGAGCATTAGGTCATAAAATTGCTATTATAACAAATCAAGGCGGCATTGAAAAAGGTATTATGACTATGGAAGATGTAGAAAGTGTACACTTTCGTATGTTTGAAATGTTAGGGGAAGCAGGATGTCCTAGTATCGATGCAATTTATTATAGTGCAAGCAGTCGTAAAGATGATGAATTTGCAAAACCTAATACAGGTATGTTTAAAAGATGTGAACGAGAAAATCCTACAATTAAGTTTTCTAAAGGATTTTTTATAGGTGACAAAATTAGTGATCTAAAAGCAGCAATGAAAGTAGGAGCAAAGCCTATACTAGTCCGTACAGGTTATGGCATTGAAACTGAAGAACTTATCTCTAAAAGATTTACTTACCAAAAAATAAAAAAAGCAACTAAGATTTTTGATAACTTAGCTGCTTTTGTAGATTGGTTAGAAGCACATTAAGCTTGTGCTTCACCCCATTTAAGAATTACGTTTGCATCAATTGCTGCACCGCTAACTTTATACAAATTAATAGCAAGTACATCAGGGCCATTTGGATATGTACCTCTGCCACCTAATGGAGTATTTGTTAATTCTTTTAATTCACTAAAGTCAACTGTTGCACGTTCTCCTGGATTTGCAATGAATGAAAAGATAGTTTCTCCTGGTAATGCATATACTGGTTCAATAAATGTAAATTCAACTGTAGTAACTCCTGGATTAATAGTAGCATTATAAGAGTTACTAAATTTAACTTCATAGTATTGAGTGCCAAGATACGAATCTAAACTTACGCCACTTACTTGTGTATTAGCAGCAAAATTTGGATCTGTTGTAGTGGTTCCTGCAACAACACCAGATGTATCCCAGGACGTCTTATCAAAATACATTACCGAAGTACTACTAGTTCTATATTCTCTAGTAAAGGTAACTGTAGTCTGACCGCTAACATTTTGTGTAGCATCGTTTGACATTGTAATTACCGTATACCTTTGACCGTCAATCCATTGATTTGTTCTAATTTTGTCTACTTCTGTTCCTGATGCAATTCCAGTTCCACTTATTTTATCATTTTCTCGAATATCTGTATAATTTGCATTCCATGTAGTTGATAGAATATAAATTCTATCCCAGCCGCTGTCTAGAGAAAGATTGTCGTATGGGTAAGGATCTAGTGTAACACTTGCACTAGGGAATGCAGCACTTTGTGGATTTACAACTGTAGATGCTGAGTCCGTAGACCAAGTAATAGCACCACTTGAAGCAATTTGTGCAAAACTAGGCTGACCGCCTTGTGCTTGTGAGCTTAGTGTGCTCCAGTCTACAAAACTAGGGTTTGTAGGATAGTTTTGCGGGTTAAGAACACCTTCAACAACAATACCGCCTGTGCCTGTGTCTGAAGTAACTTCTAAACTTTGCAGTAGTAACTGCGCACGATTTAGTAGTTCTCTTTCACCCAAGTCACCTACAAGTGCGTTTGAAACACTTGGAGATAATCTAATCATAAATGCGGTTGCAGGAGTTGTACTAACTTCTAATCCTGTTTCAGCATATGAGAAAATATAACCACGGTCTTCATCAAATCCACCGTCTGTTAAGAATGCAGAACCCCAGTGACTAATTAAAGGAGTAATTGTACAACTTATTAGAATTACACCAGTTCTGTCATCGTGTGTTGCTGCTGCTCCTGCTGTATATTGACGTTGGGCGCCTGCTTGGAAATTTCTAAAAGTATCGGCTCTTGTACAACCTGTTAGTGTATTTGTTGTTTTATTATTGCCTGTAAAACTTATAATCTCATTGTCTATATATACTACACCGCTATCTGGAAAGAAGCTTGAATCTACAAGAGATATAGTATCTTGACTATCAGTCATTGCTGCTGCAAGTTTTCCTGGAGGTCCTTCGTTAGTAACTTCGTAACGTACAGGCAAGTTACCCGAACGCATAAATGCTTCTGTGTTTACGTTTGAGTTGCGCATTCTATGACAGAATACAAAGTTACCATCTGAACCACGTAGCATAAAGTCAATGAAACCAGCACCATACCATGAATACTGAATGCCAATCATCTGCATTTTACCAGTATCTAAATTATATCCACTAGGACCAGTGCCGTCTAATCTATCTAAATTAAAATCTTCTTGCTTAACTTTTTTATCACTAATTAAAAGCATCTTAGTACCGGAAATGTCTACAACACCTCTCCAGTCCGGAGTAACTGTCATTTCAGTTTGACTAATCACATGAGATACAACATGCGTCATACCTTTAATAATTACTCTATCTCCAGCTGTTAACTGATCTCTAAATCTTGTATTTGTTCCTGTTATTAAATTATCGTCAATATCCATTGCTATAGTACCAGCTACTTGTTTAGTACCTGTACGTTGTACAACACTTAAATTTGTTCCATCGTATTCCCAAAAAATACCATTTTGGTCATCGAAGATGCCTGAACGGACTGTTGCGCCGTGCCAACTTACTACTGTCATTTGTGCTGCAAATCCTAGTACTGCACTAGTTGCACCTAATCTACGTTGAGCACGAACTTGGAAAGTTCGTTCGTCGATAACATTAACAACTTCGTAATCAAATCTCGGCGGAACAGCAGTTTCGTCTCCGCTGTTGTAACCAGGCGTTTCTATACCTAACAGACGAATAATTCCGCCTTCTTGTACACCGTGATCATTATCGTCTGTTTCAATTGTAATTAATGCGCCGACTTCAACATCAGATGCTGTAACACTACGCAAGTCATAACTTGGTGCAAATAGTGCACCAGTTGTATACATAATACCTTTACCTGATTGGTAACGAATGTATTTTTTACTTTGACGTATTGCTTGCGCACCGTGCTGTGGACCACCTGTACCTAACTGCACACCGCCATCGTATGGTCTGTGAATAAAGAATGAATCTGGTCCTGGGTATATGGCTCCGGTAATGTCTCCGTCATCGTCTATAAACCCTGCACTTCTAGCTTGCCAGCGTAGTGTATTACTTGTAGGAACATCAGATGCAAAGAACGATCCGCTTGCAATTTCGTGTTGATTTGTTCCGCTATCTGAACTGATAGTTACAATAAATGTATCTCCTGGTACAAGTCCATGAGCATTATCAAATTCAGCTTCTAGTGTTGCAAGTGCTGTATACGGAAGATTTGTTGCTGCTGGTATTTCAGCTGTAGTTGGTTCTGATATTTGAACTGTACTAATTAAATCAAAAATATCACCTTCGTATGCACTAGTATATACTTGAGTAAATGTAGATATTGCGCCGCCTGATACTGAATCAATTCTTATAGTTAAATTATGATCTGGATCGACACCTCCCAAATCTGCTGCTGATATTGTAAGACTATTCCCTGCTTTATAGCCAGAACCGCCTGACGCTACAGTTGTAGTGTATCCGCTATCTGCTCTAAGAACATTAAATGTAGCTCCAGCACCTTCAACTGAATCTAGAGGCGGTGTTAAACCACTATGTACACTCGAACCGTCTGTACTTGTTCCAGAAACAGATATAGCAGTTATGGCTCCGGCTGCGTCTACACTATCTATTGTAATAGTTAAATCATTAGTTACATCATCGCCAAAAAATGTCGATCCTAGAATAATAAATTCTTGATTGGCAGCATAATCACTTCCTCCGTTTAGTAATAATACGTCATAACTTGTAGAATCTGCAAACTGTTCTATTTCAAATTCTGCGCCTGTGCCTACTAAATTTGTACCGCCTTGTAACGTTAAGCTATCACTGTTACTAGCTACGCCCGATACACTAAATGCTGTGATTGCTCCAGAGCCATCTACATTATCGATTGTAATTGTAACATCGTTTGTTGAAGGAGAACCTCCTACATCGCTGCCACTAACAGTGAATGTTTCTCCTATAACATAATCTGCTGTTGCTCCGCTTGTTTCTACAGCAGAATAAACTGTGCCTGTTTTTGTAACATCAAAAACAGCTCCCGTGCCAGCTACAGTAGTAGATGTATATGTTGCTGCAACGTATGTATTTTCTGCATTAGGTGCTGTGCCGCTAAAATTAAAAGTTAAAATTTCGCCTGTACCTGCATCAACAGTAAGTACATCAATTATTAAATCATTAGTTCCGTCTACGCCGACTGGAGATAAAATTGCTCCACTTATTTTTAATCTATCACCTTCTATGTATCCGCTAGAAGTACTCACAGATGTATTAAGTGTTACTGTGCTAAACGTATTAGAAGAATATGCAACATCAAATAATGCATCTACTCCGTCCCCTCCTTCTACATCAGGACTTATACTTTCGGTTACATATGCACCATCAAATGCTTCTCCAGAACTTGTTACAGTTGCAATTCCGCCATCTGCGTCAACTGTTTGTACAGTTATTAATAAATCATTATCGGGCGTTATCCCTGATAAATCAGTGCCTGAGATTAAAAACCTATCTCCGATAATATAATCTGAACCTGCAGCATCTATACTATCAATTGTATATATTCCGTCTGCTTTAGATATTGTAAACTCAGCATTGGTGCCTGTACCTACTATATTATCTCCTGAAACATTATTATAAGTAGTTCTATTACCAATAATCGCACTTGTAAATGCGGTTGTAAAACTTATATCATTGCCAGCTACACTTTCAACGTAAGTTGCAGTTCCTGATCCGTTATCAGTAGCAAGATCATCGATAATGCCTGTGGCATCAAATACTGTTATTGTACTTGCGCCAGTAGTATAATCTCCTACAACTACAGGAGTAAGATATACGCCACCACCTTCTGATTGATCAATAGTACCTGTAACTTGTGTTCCAGGATCAATACCAGTGCCGCTTACAGGAGCGGCAACAGCTGGTGCTGGACCGTCATATGGAATATTTGTCGACCCAGATGGTGTTGTTAGTTCTGTAAATATATTTCCGCCAGAGCCGTTTGTTACTACAGTAAATATAGGATTTCCTATATCTGCTCCGGTATAAAACCCTGCTTGTCTAAGCTGTGTATATGTTGTGCTTAGAACTTCTCCATTTGTATCACCTACTTGAGCTTTTGCAAAGTATGTTAGCTGATTTGTGTCTGGAACACTATATATTACAAAACTACCTTCAGCTCTTGATGCTCCAGTGACACTATCTTCTAGTGCTTTTATTGTAATAGGAGTTCCTGTTTCAAACCCGTGCGCACCAACTGTTGTTACAGTAATTAGAGATTGCCCGGAACCAGCACCTTCTGTGTTTGTTTGTACAATAATTTCACCAACCATACCTGCATGGCTTGAACACTGATAATAATATGTGCCAGCAGAACCTGTTGGCGGAGTCCATTCTATCACAGTCCCGCCTGATCCACCTTGATCTATTACACCTTCTACTTGATTGCCAGTTCCTGTACCGGCTGCTGTTTTTATATAAAACGGATGAGAATTTGATGCGTTATTAACAAATTGCAAGGTGTCACCTTCAACAATATAAATTGCAGGATCATTAACAGCCGTGATAGTACCATTTCTATCTTCGCCTGTTAGTACCCAATCACTAGTTCCGTTATTAGTAGCTGTAAAAATATATGTGTTTACAGAACTAGCATTTGTAGTTACGCTTAATACTGGAGTATCTGTTCCTGGTACTTCATATATGCTTGGATAACCTCTTAATGTTCCAATTGCTGCCCACTTAGTAGGCTGTAGACCGTACTCAAAGTCAGCGTCAAGCATTGAAAGTGGCGGTGCAACTCTATTACGTTCAATAGCATCAGTACCAAAATTATAAGGTCTTGTAGTTGTAACACTTTGTCCGTTTTCTGTATATTCTGTAAATATTATTAATTCGTCTGTAGAACTCATTGAACTTGTATCATAGTTCAAATAAAGTTTAGAAACATAATCAACAGTTTGTTTAAATGTTACAAAATCTGAATCTGTTGTAGATATTAATTCGACATTGCCTCCTGTGTCTATACTACTAAAATTAAAAATTATTTTACTATCAGTAGCATTTGTAATCAACAAAATATTAGCAATATCATGTTTGCCTTGCATCTTTATAAAGCCTTGGCCACTTTCTTCAAATGTAGGAAATTCTGACAAGCCAGTTTCAATTACATCAGCAGTTGCATCTATGAGTGTTCCTAAGATACTTGAAGTTCCTGATTCTGCTGTTTTTGATACGTCGATTGTTTGAGTTACTTCTAAATTTATCGGAGTATAACTTGCATTAGGTAAAATATATATTTGAATTAGATCTTTAATAAATCCGTATGTAGCAACTTCTACTGCCCTATTACCATCAATTTGCGCAACATCTTGATCCCAATAGTATTTTACAACATTATATGTATTTTCATTTCCACCGTATCTTAAGTCTGCAAGATATGCATCAATATTATAGCCAATATCTCTTTCACATTTAGCAGAATTATAGGTGTATCCTATAAAGTCAGGCTCTGCTGCATCGATTTGACTTTGAATCCAAGCTGTAGCTTCTTTTTGAATGAATAATTTATTAGATTCAACCAAGCTATATGCATTAGGATAAAGATTATCATTTGCGCCTAACCCTGGGTGAAATATGTAGTCTTGTATTTGTGTTTTTGCCATTTTTTAACTTCCAAGTGCTATAGACAGTGCTGTTATTTGTGTATCTACATAACCTTTATTAGTAGCATGACTTTCTAATGTTGGAGCATTATTAACTGTTGCTGTATCTGTAGTTATGTTATCTGTTGTTACGGTAGAAGTAGTAAAACTTGTAGAATTTAGAGTAGTTATTGTTCCGCTGGTTGCTGTTAGTGCAACAAAATCTCCATCTCTAGGGGTTACTCCTCCTATATTGATATTATTTATCGATCCAGTAGTGGCGCTAGTAATTTGTACTAGTCCGTTTGATATTGTAGCATCGCCTTCTACAGTCAAACTTGTAAGTACACCCAGACGTTGTAAATTACTAGATGTTATGTTATCTGATAATGCAGTTTGTACAGGGTCGCCGTCATCTGAGCTTCCAGCTTGAAATAATACTTCTCCGTCTAGTTTTATAAGGTTTACATCTATTGAACTTGCTATAATATTTCCGTCTAGATCTATATCTAGATTTGGTGATTTATAACCTTTTCCTGTTTCAAATTTTGAATATGTAACTGCCATCTAAATTCCTTATGTCACTGTAATTGTGTTCCACATTCCAAAGTGAATAGAACACTGATACCCATAAGTGCCCGATCCTGCTACACTTGTATCCCATTCTACTGTTTCAGAACCTGCACCTGTAACTCCTGCTACCTGGTTACCTGTTCCTGTGCTTTGTGTGGTTTTAATATAAAACGGGTGTGCTACAGCCGTACTGCTGTTAATATTAAATTGAACTAAATCTCCGTCATTAAATGCTAGAGTAGGTTGCGATGCATTTGTAAATGATCCATTTCTATCTGAGCCTGATAATAAGTAATTATTGCCACTGTTAGTAACAGTAATTGTATAATCTGCTGCAAATACCGGAGTTGTACTTGTATCGTTTATATTAATAGGATCAGTTGTGTCTACAACAGTACCAACTAAACTATCAGTTCTAAGTTGAACTGTGAATGTTTCTGCACCTTCTGTAAATTCGTCTGCTCTCGGAGTCACTGTAAAACTGCCTGCGTTACTATTAATTGTAACTTGTCCAGCTGTAGTGTCGAAGTCTCCTGCATTAGTGACTGTCCAATATAATGTTGTACCGTCATCTACATTTGTTGTAGTGACATTTATTGTTAATGCACTACCTTCATCTATATTATTTTCAGCAGGAGATAAGCTATATGTTGGCGGATCAGCAGGTGTTGTGCTTGTATCATTTATAGTAATAGTATCAGTTGTGTCTACAATAGTTCCTGAAGTACTTTCTGTTCTGATGCTTACTGTAAATGTTTCTGCACCTTCTGTTGTACTGTCAGCTGTTGGTGTAACTGTGAAACTACCTGCATCACTGGTAATAGTAAAGTTTCCACTAGCAGTGCCAAAGTCTCCTGCATTTGTAACAGTCCAATATAATGTTGTAGCATCATCTACATTTGTTGTAGCCACATTTATTGTTAATGCACTACCTTCATCTATACTATTAGATACTGGTGTTGCAGTATACGTCGGTGTTGGTACACTAGTGTCTGCAATTGTTGTTTCAGATTCTAATGATCCAGTGTTATTTCCTTCACTATCTGTTGCATCGATAGTACAAGTTACAACTTCACTTCCTTCTATTAATTCGTCATTATCTATTACAATACTTGTTGATCCTGTGTTATTAGATATAGTTATTGTGCCTGTCAATGTTCCTGAAGAAATATCGTCTTCAGTTATACCTGTGATTGTATATCCAACAGTTGTACTATCAGGAATATTTTGTGTTAAGAGTGAGAATGTAATAGTATCGCCTTCATTTGCATTTGATGGCGAACTTAAACTATCATAAATTGGCGTATCTTCTCCAGGTGTATTTGCAGTACCTCCCATTCCGCTATGATTTACACAATAATAATATAATGTTGGAGCATCCGAAGCAACTGTTATTTGAGTGTAAGATCCTAGTGTTCCTGCTGTGCCTACTGTAGTAACGCCTGTGGTATACTCGATGCCGCCTCCCCAAATCCCGTTGGGTGTTGTAGAAAATTTAAGCTGGTGTGTATCATTGGAAGGATCACTTTGTCTAAATATATAAGTTTGTCCTTCTATTAAATTTAATGTAGGACTTGGGCCTACAAATCCATCGATGTAGTACTTATTTCCTGTCCCGTATATGTTAGTGCCAGAAGCAACTGTGACATTATAAACTATGCCTGTAGGAGTTGTACTTGTGTCATTTATAGTAATAGTATCAGTTGTGTCTACAATAGTTCCTGAAATGCTTCCGGTTCTAATACTTACAGTAAATGTTTCAGAGTCTTCAGTAACAAAATCATTTCCAGGTGTAACATTAAAGTTTCCAGCATTGCTTGTAATTACAAAACTACCGCTTGCTATATTAAAATCTCCCGAAGACGAAACAGTCCAGTATAATGTTGTAGCATCATCTACATTAGTTGTAGCAACATTTATAGTTAATGCACTGCCTTCATCTACATTATCGGTTGCTGGAGTTGCAGTATATGTAGGTAAAATAATTGGAGTAGTACTTGTGTCATTAATAGTTATATTGTTAGTAGTATCTAAAACTGTTCCATTAATACTATCTGACCTAATACTTACAGTAAATGTTTCTGCACCTTCTGTTGTACTATCAGCTGTTGGAGTGACTGTAAAACTGCCCGTGTTACTTGTAATTGTGAAACTACCACTAGATGTTCCAAAATCAGATGCATTACTTGCAGTCCAATATAAAACAGTTGCATCTTCGACATTTGTTGTAGAGACATTTATTGTTAGCGGAGATCCTTCATCTACACTATTAGTTGCCGGAGTTACAGTATATGTAGGAACAACTTCTTGCGGAGGCAAATAACTAGGCACTGAAGAAGCACCTATATCGTTAATACTATGGAAGTATGAAGCACTATAAATTACTTTTGCTCCAGTACTGGCTGTACTATCTTCAGAAATAGCAGGATTAATTAAAATGCTTATGTTAGATGCATTAACTTGGGCTGTAATATCAACCAAATTTCTTCCGAGATTGGTTCTGCCGTATTCGGTTATATTAGCATTATTAACATCTGCAATTACAAGGAATTTTATTATTTCTTTATCTTGCCCGCCAAAATCTACTACAACAGTATATTCAGCAGCACAGAAGTCGCCATAGTACCATTGGTCTAAAACAGTATTTGGATACAATTGAACCCATGGGCCTTTATAAGAAAAATTTACTCCGCTTTGTAAACGGAGCGTTTTATTAAGCCCTTGTACAAAATATTTACTTAAATTTGGCATACTAGTCCTCTCAGTAGTATTTAGCTAGATTTAAATTAAATAGCTTTTGCAAATTCTAGTAAGTTTTTAAAAGTTTGTAAATTAATTTTATTTAGAGAAACACTATCGATATCTGATAAAGTGCCTAACAATATAGGAGTCGCATTAACAGCATTTGCTGCTTTTATATCATTAGTGTCGACGCCTATATAAAAACTTTCATTCCATGTAATTTTTTTATCACTTTCTGCTTTTTTAAACATACCTGTATTAGGCTTTACATATGGATCACTTTTTTCTGTTAAATTGGTATAATAAGAGCCTCTTATTGTACAACCTAAATCTGTGAACATTTCTTGCATGGCGGCTATAATATTTTCAAAATCTTTTTGATCGATGTTTTTTGATCTACGATTAGGTTGTCCAGTAATCAAAACAAAGTCATATCCTTTTTGATTTAAAACACTTAGTGCTTCGGGCACATGTTCGTATACGTTTAGCATATCTCCTGGCGTAAATATTGTGGAATCATCTAACAAAACTCCAAATATAGACATACCGATAGACTTTCTCGATTGTCTATATTCAGTTATAGAATCTATATAATTTGAAAATCTTCCCATTTGATATTAATCCTTTATAACAAGTTTGTTAATTTCTGGTAACCACAAATATTTCAAGTCCGACTTTTTTAAAGTACTCAATGCTTCTTCTACTGTTTCTACAAGAGGATCTCCGCCCAAATTGAAACTTGTGTTAAAGAGTATAGGAACATCTTTAATTTTTTCAAACTCTTTGATCAAATTGTAATAATTTTTATTCTGTTTTTCTGTTACAGTTTGAATACGACATGTACCATCGACATGGGTAATTGCAGGAATAATATCTTGTTTATTGTCAACTACATTTACAGCATACATCATAAATGGTGTTTCTTTTTTAGTTCTTAAATCAAACCATTCACTTGCTTTTTCAGCTAGTACTGTCCCAGCAAATGGACGGAACCATTCTCTACGCTTAACTTCATTAACAATATCTTTACCATTTTTAACAGTAGGATCAAAAAGTATGCTTCTGTTACCAAGAGCTCTAGGACCTGCTTCAGAACGTCCTTGATACATGCAAACAATATTTTTATCTGCAATTAATTTAGCAACTTCTTCTGTTGTAGAATCAATTACTTCAAAACCTGCAAAATCTATATCATTGTATCTGTTATCATTTTTAGGACCTAAATATAAACTTTTTAAGGGAGTCTTTTCTTTATTTTCAGATAATGATCTGTACACATACTGACATGCACCTATAGCATTTCCGCCATCGTGTGCAATTGGTTCATGGTAAAAATCAATATCAGGAAATTCCTCAAGCATTGCATAATTAGCAACACAGTTTAGTCCAAAGCCTCCCGAAATTACTATTTTTGTTAATCCTGTAATATCTATTGCTTTTTGTATTAATAGCTTTAAACGTTCTTCAGAAGTTTGCTGCACCATATAAGCAAGATCTTTACGATAATCTCCTACTTTAGTTTCATCTTTATGCCATGCATCGTCGCCTTGCATTTCTAATAATTCGTCATCTAAGTCTGCAATTATAAAATTAGATGCAGGAAACTTAGGTTTAACAAAATTTCTATTAGTATACTGTCCGTTGTTTAATTTTATGCTTTCGTTGAATTTTCCATACGGAGCAAGTCCCATAGTTTTTCCAGCTTCAATTGCATGAAATCCTAAAAATTGCGTTACAGCTTCATATACTTTTGTTAAGCCGTGTCTGTCAGAAATTTCTACATACGTATTGTTATCTGTTAAATGGAAACTATCGTTAAAGTTTGCTCCATAATATTTTACATGACATTCAAGTTCTGCTGGATATCTCATTGAATAAATCGATTCAACTTCCCAAGTTTCTTGCATTAGCGAGGGAATTTCTGGAAAGTCAAAACCACTGCCTGCGCCGTCTACTACTACAATTGCTGCTTCGTCAAATCCAGAATTGTAAAATCCGGTAGCCGCGTGTGTTAAATGATGATCATCGCCAAACATCTTTGTTTCAAACTTTATACCTGGTTGTTTTTTCCTTATATAACAAGTATAAGGATCTTCACCTGTCCAAGGCATTTTTCCAAAGGCATTTCTTGTTCCGCACAGTAATAAGTAATCTATATGATCTGTGTATTCGTATGCTTTTTCCATTCCAAGATAAGGATTTCCGTCATACTTTAAGCGACTTAGTCTATCTTCTTCTACATAATAGACAAGTTCGTTATCTTTAAATAAAGCGGAAGATCCGTTGTGACCTGTATTAATGGCTAGTAACCACATATATTTTTACTCCGTAGTTTTCTTGATATGATCTCTAATATTTTTGATCATTGCTTTAATTTCGTCTGCACTGAAATCCATGAGTGCATCATTTAGTCTGTCAGCCTCCTCACAACCAAAACCTGCTATTCTAATTGGACTGTAAGTTTTAGCTGCGTCTTCTTTTTCTATTATATTAAAATATTCAGGATAGGTTACATTTTTTGCAAAAGTACTTCCTAGCACAACTGTTCCTGGTTTTTGGAATGCATATGCAATATGCTGTCCTACACTATCGCACCCAATAAAATAGTCGCTAGACTCAATAATTGCAGCCCAAATTCGTAACGGAATAGGTTCATTAGGTTGGAAAATTGGAAGATTTACAACATTCAATGCGTGTTCTCCCATATAGATGATATTATAATCTTTAGACAAATCTGCCACAAGTTCTATAAAGGTATTTTGTTCTATACTTCTTGTACTACCGTCATATACTATACCTGCGCCCATTTGACTGCTTCTGCCAAACGGCTGTATAACAATAGTTTTATCTTTATTTTGTTGTTGTTTTACTTGTGTAAGTATATCAACAGCTGCCATTTCTTCGTGCTTATTTAATTTAATAGTAGGAACTTTATTATCATTAGTACGTTCATCTAAAATTTGATACCAAAAACTTTGTTGTAAACTAGAATTCACGTTATAATATTCGTGATCCCTATATGGTTCTGGACTGACGCATAAATTATCTTTAATAATACTATCAAACAATCCTTTTTGATTTACATCAAATGCTTTGTCTTGCAGTGTAGGGTGACCTAAGTAAAATTCCATTCCGCCTTCGCACACTATTCCTGCTAGTTCATTTCTTTCATTTAATTCTTCTAGTGCAGGAATACTAGAAATAACTCGACCAGCGCCACCGTTGATAAAAACTACTTTTTTCATGAAAAGATCCTATATTGTTTGTACAAGATATTTATAGAGCAACTGTTTATACAAATTTAAAAGTGGCAACTCATAAATTAATGGCTGCTTACTTTTAAAGTATAATTAAGTGTAACAAAAGGATAAATCGTTGTTTAATCAATTTACTTATAAAAGTGTTAACTTATGTACAACATCAGAATGCAATGAAATTATTAAATTATATGATGACAAGCGTTTAGAAGAAATTAATCAAGGAACTGATTCGACTTACCGAAAAGTAAAAATTACAAGTGTAAATTTAAACAATCATAAGGAAATAATTAATGCAGTTTTTGAAGCAAATAATTATTTTTTTAATTTTGATTTATCTACAAAGATAGAAGCATACTTTGGTAAGTATGAAACATTTCATCATTATAATAAAGAACATATAGATTCTAGACCTCTAGTAGACGAAAACGATATGCAGAGAAAACTGTCATTTTCTTTATTATTAAATAACGACTATGAAGGCGGAGAAATATCCATGTCGGGCGTTAATTTAAATATTGGCACCGGCGATATTGTTGTATTTCCTTCTTTTATTCCACATAGTGTTAGTACAGTAACATCAGGCACAAGATACGTAATTTTCGGGTTTTGTTTAGGCCCTAGCTGGAGATAAAAATGAAAGTTATAAGACAACTTTTTCCTGTTCCTACTTTAGAAGCAACAGTAGACAACTATGATAGTTTAAATAAAAAATTAATTAAAGAAATAACAGAGCTGTTTGACTCGGGCGTAAATCGGAGAGTTCTTAGCCATAAATGGAATGAATATAAGTTTTCAACTCAAAGAGAAGAATTGGGTTATTCAAATTTTGACCCGTTGGATAATAACGGACTTGTGGGTGACGATAGATTTAATTTTTTCTTTGATCATTTGTCTCCATTAGTGAATGAGTTTTTTAGTCAGTTACACTATCGCCAACAATGGTATTTTTTAAATGCATGGGCTGCTGTTTATCCTAAAGGTGCATGGGTACCTTTGCACGATCATCGTCCGTGTCATTGGAGTGGAGTTTACTACGTGAAAACACACAAAAATTGCGGAAATATAATTTTTACTGATCCAAAAGAATATGCACTATCAAACGAGCCAGAACAAACTCTATATAGAGGCAATGCTATGCATACTGTAGAACCAACAGACGGTATGTTGTTGTTGTGGCCTAGTTATATGAAGCACGAAACATTGCCTAACCAAATTGACGAAGACAGAATTATAATAAGTTTTAACATTATTACAACAGGAATACCTGATCCAGATGGAAAATTTTTACAAAAATAACGGTATTAATTATAATATTAATAATCCTTATTTTTTATATACAACATTATCTATCGATCACTCTTTACAACAGCAAATGATTGCAACTGTTGAATCTCAAATAGAAACAGGCGATTATAATGGAGGATATACTTTTGTAGTAGAAGAATCTGATCAAGAATTTTCTATACTATATAATACTTTTAAACATATATGTAATACTGTATTCGAAAATTTAGACATTTCTATATACAACAGAACAATTTGTTGGGCAAATGTTTATAATAAAAATACTTATAGAAGTAATCTACATCATCATCTTAGAACAAGTAGTATAAACAGTGTTTTTTATTTACAAGTACCGATTGACAAAATGGAAAATAGTTGTGGATTGCGAGTTATTACAAAAGATCACTTAGATCAAGTTTTTATACCAGAAGAATTAGATTTGGTTATTATGCCCTCATGGATGCCCCATGAACCTTTACCACACAACAGTCAATTTAATAGAATAGCAATAAATATGGAAATTGCTTGCAATCAAAAGATTGATGACTTTTATACTTTAAATAAAATTTATAAGAATTGTAAAATAAATGTAGAGTAAAAAACTTTACTCTACATTTTTATTTTAATTAAGCAGATCTAGGTATGTTTACTGTAACTTCTTCAGTTTCGCTTGTACCACCTGTGCCTACTACACTACATGAAAACGTATGCTGTGTAATAGCATCTGGATCTTTAGTAACTGTTATAGTTACTTCCCATTCATTTGATGTATCATCTCCATCATTCCACGACCACGAAGGTACATGTTCTGGATTATCTTCGTCATAATCGCCGGCAATTTCTGCTGTTGCAGTAATTATAACAGTGTTGTTTACTGGATCATCATCTATAGCATACCTAAGATTACAAGACGGAGGTCCTGGATCTACTGCCATATTTAGCAAAGGATCTTCTGCTTGCCAAGTTTCAGCGTCAGCCCATGTTCCGTCTTCTCTTCTATGCCAACCGATGGCTATTCCTATATCATCTGGTACATCTTCCCAATACACTAGAGCATCTGGGTGCCAATGATTTCTAGGATCACCTTCAAATATTTGTACAACTTCGTCGTCTACTATTTTAGCCCATGTCATTTTTTATTTTCTCCTTGAAATTAATCAGCGTCTTTCCAATATATAATTGCCATACCTGTGCCAGCATTACTTACACGCCAGTCTAGTTCTTCTGGCGGAAATGCCAACGGTGTCGCGCCGCCATTACAATTGTCATAACTTCCGCCATAACAAATACATAGTATAGCACTTCTACTTACCCCGGCTCCGCCGCCTTTGCCTGCTTTTTGAGTATAATGGCAAATACCTGTTCCGCCTGCGCCTCCTAGTGTGCCTGCGCATGCAAGAACATAAGGTTGTATCATATCCATCATTTGATCTGCACAGCAAATTTTGTTCATTGTTCCTAAACAACAAATTAATTCCCAATTTAATGTACCGCATGCATTAGCACCGTTCAAACAGCATTCGCCATATGTAGTATCAATTGAGCAGCAGTGATAGACTACTGCACCTGTGCCTGCACCTTCGCCTGCGTTATCTGGAGTGCCATCATTGATAGCCCCTACCCAACTACCGCCGTTTGCGTGGCAATATCTTTGGAAACTTCTGCCTGATGAGCCGCTTCCTCGCATATCGTGTATGTCATGCCAATGATACTTTTTAGGTGATGGACCTTTTTCTATTTCAGTATAAAAGCTAGTTCCATGTTCGTTTGGTGATGAGCCAAATCCCCAAATAAATTCGTGACCGCGTCCTTCATTGTTGCTTTCTCCGCCTAGGCCGCCGTGCCCGTTTCTTCTACGTCCGGCCATACAAAAACCAATTATACTAGATCCTTCACAACAGGTCCAGCACTGGAATTTGGATCCGCCTCCGCCGCCTACACTAGGAGGGTGATATGCATTTTTTAGTGTTTTGCCGTAGCACTGACCGTTGTATCCTCTTTTCATGCATATACAGTCGCATCTCCACGGATGTACTTCTTGTCTACAGATGTAGCCGATGCCGCCACCGCCACCGCCTGTTGGGCCGCAGCCGGAGCTACAAAAACAATTAGCAGCACTTTGACCGGCGCCTCCGTGACACCATAGCCAAGAACCTGCCGAACCGCCGCCTGAATATCTTGATACACAACATCCATTAGTATTATGATTTGGATCAAGTTGTCTAGCACTTATGCCCGACCAAACAACACAGTAACCGCAGCAAGTGGTTGAATATGTATAAATGCATGATCCACAGTAGTGACTATAAGAACCTCCGCAGCACGAACAGTTTTTTCCTGCACAGCCACCGCAACTGTTTATGTCACCGCCACTAGCAGTACCATAAGTACATCCAATAGCGCCGCCTGCAGTCATGTTAATAGCAGAACCTCCGGAGTTAGTATATGATATTGTAGTATCTTGTTGTTGTTTACCTACAACAACTGTTACTGTGCATCCGCCTTGTACAGTATCCCATTTTTCTGCATATGCGCCGCCGGCGCCTGCATAACCGCAACACGTTTGAGTGCAATAACTTTTGCCTCCTCCGCCGACAGCAATAGTTCTCATACAAGTTACACCACTAGGTACCGTAAATGTATAGTTTCCTGGTGTATCTATAGTTACTTTATTTTGCCAAGTTTCATTAGCATCATATGCATATTTGTGAGTAGGCACTTGATAACATTCTGAAGCTTCGATAGTACTTACTAAATTTGCTTGTGCTTCACCTGAGCTTACATAACGACCCATTTAATTAAGCCTCCTTATAATATATTATTGCCATGCCTGTTCCTGCATTGCTAGTTAACTGATCTAATAAACAAGGAGGAAATGCTAAAGCAGGCCCAGTTCCATTACAGTTATCATAACTTCCGCCGTGACACACACAAAGAATATGGCATTTTCCTTGTCCGCCGCCGCCGCCTTTGCCTGCTTTTGATGAATATCTACAATATCCCATGGCACCGGATCCACCTAGTGTTCCTGCACAAGTCAAGTGCATTGGTACTATATGATCTATCATTTTCCAAGCTTGATCTTCCCATCCTAAGGTTCCTAGGCAGCATACTAAACACCAGTTAACAGGATAATTTGCTCCCCACATTTGTCCAGACTGTCCTGGGTCGCAACAGTATGATCCTGTGCCGCCCGTGCCTGCACCTTCGCCTGCGTTATCTGGTCTTTGACCTACTGCAAGGCCATATCTGCATTGGCAATTACCTTGTTCTATAAGTTCTCCTGGTGCACCCGGTGAACCAGTACCACAAATATCTGATATATCCCACCAATCAACTTTGCATGCTGGACTACCAGGAGTTCTAATACATACTTCAGGCATACCATAGCCGCCACCGTATGGGAAAGCACAGATATTGTGCATTCCAAATTCTACTTCAAAACCATAAGGTTCGCCTTCTTCTGGGCCACCTTTTCCTCCTGCGCCAGTTTGGTAAAGACCTCCCATACATTCGCCTTCCCAGCTACGACAGCCTCTCTTTGATAAAGATCCTGCAGAGCCTCCGCCTCCTGCTACTGACATAGGATACTGCGTAGCATAGTGCCAGCCAGTACAATTACAGGTGCATATACAACTACAGCAAGGATAATGCCATACTTGCTGGCAACATTGTGTACCTATGCCACCGCCACCACCGATAACGCCACTATGACACTTGCCGCATGTAGTTTGGCTTCTACCACCGCACAAGTTTTTAGGTGATCCAGCACTGGCACCGCCTACTAAATTTAAGTTACAACAGGTGGTACTACCTGTCTGGCTGGGTTTGTAAGCATAAACTACACAATATCCACAGCATGTACCTTGTTCAAAACATATACAGCTACCGCAATGGTGACTGAGAGAACCACCGCAATGATTACATGTCCAACCTGCTTGCCCTCCATTTGAATCCCAGTCGCCGCCTGAGGCAACTCCCGGAGTACATCCTGCTGCGCCGCCTGCTGTGTGTACAGGAGTTCCTTCACACGATAATGTAGTGTCTTGCTCCTGTGCGCCTACAACAATGCACATTTCTGTTCCTGCACCCAAAGCCATACATTTTTCTGAATAGGCGCCTCCTGAGCCGCCCCATGAACAACATCCTGACGTTGTACATTTAGGCTTGCCTCCGCCGCCGACCAGCACACTTCTAGCACAAATTGCGTTTGCCGGGGCAGTCCATGTGTAGGCTCCTGGTTTATCGTATACTACTTTATATTGCCAACACTGTTTACCGTCATAGTAAACTCTACCTCCTGGATGTTTAGGAGGAGTTTTTTCGGCAATTGTGATATCTAAATTTACTGGTACAAAACGTCCCATATTTTAACTCCTAAACATTAAGCTGGTGTTTCTATTCCGTATGCTACTGCGCTTACACTAGCCGCACTTGAATATACTACTAGTTTTTGCGATGCTGCTAATACTAATCCTGTTCTTTCTAGAACTGCGTTAGCAGGAATAGTAACATCGTATTCTATCCATTCGCTATTGTCTGGTGTGTCAGTTGCTGCTAATGCGATTCTTGCATCAATTGATGTTGCATTTCTGTTTACAAGGTTAATACTAACTACTGCAAAAGTACTAGTAGGAACCGTGTAAATAGTAGTAAGCGTAGTAGCTGATAAGTCTGCTGGTGTTCCTAATCTGCCTGTTGCCATTTTATTTTCTCCGTTATCTAGTTAAGAAATAGTTGAGTGCCAATGGTGCTCCATCTATTCCGCTTGTAAAGTTTACTTTTGTATTTATGTTAATTGGTACATTGTCTGTAGAAGTGATTTCATTACTGAAAATTTCTACAGTACCTGCTGTGAGTTTGTTCACATTTAGTGAGCTGCCTCCGCCGCCAATTTGACTTTCTAAATATGTTTTGATTGCTCGTTGCGTTGGCACAATATTATCGCTATCTGCTGCAAATGTACCATCTGTACTAAATTCACTAATAGCTGTGTTTGAACTTCCTAATGTAACTGAACCTAATTGCAACTCTTGTAGGCCTGCCAAGTTAAATGCATCAGCGTTTAGTGTTGAACTACCTGTTGCCTGTTCTACGCTAAACAAGTCACCAACTCTAAAGTTACCGTCTTGGTCTGTTGATGTAAAGAACACTCTGCCGCCACCTGCTTCAATAGCTTCGTCTGCTTGGTCAGGTGCTACAGCAGGATTTCCTGGATAGTTTGTACTTGTAAAGTTACCAGTTCCGATATCTAGATAATCGTGTCCCGTTAGACGTACCTGCGAGTATCTAATTCTAATAGATAAAGATTCGTTATGCTCCGGTGCATCTGCTATCGGTATTCCTGGACTTATTTGAAGTCTTGCTGTGTACGGGCCTGCTCCTAGTAATTCTGTTACAGTTACTAGTTTATAAACAACTCCGTCATCATTAAATATAACGTTTGAACCAGCTGCTGGAACATCTGTTAACTCTGCAACATTTACAAAGTTTCCTGGTTGATACTTATCTTGATAACCGGCGCCGTCGACACTTCCTAAAGAAGTAGTATATCCTGAACCTCTTGCAACAAATGTTGGTTGGGCCAGTACACCGTCTCCAATTCTTACTGTGTAAGTTGCGTCTTCTGTATTAACAGGATCTGTAATAGTTAGTGTCGGAGCACTTGTATAACCCGAGCCTGGTTCAGTAATTCTTACCCTAGCAAGTTGTCCATCACTGGTTGATTGTGCTCTACCCTGTGCTGTTCTAATATTCGGGAAGTATAATCCGCCAGTTCCGCCTTCTGCTACACCTACCCAAGTTGGACCTTGTGTAGAGTGCGATCCAAACGCAAAGTTGTAGTCTACACCGTCGTCAGTAAGTGCTCTCTGTGTCCAAGTTAGACCGTCTTCACTTGTGTATGCTTCATAAGCACTAGTTTCTACACTTGAAAGTACAAACAATCCTTGTCCATAGCTTACACTAAAGTTTGATTCTGTGCCAGCAGCATTTGCATTGTCTGTAAATGTAATACCGTCTATACTATATGCTAGTGCTCCTGAACTTCCTACAATAACCCAAATATTATTACCAAACGCAATATCGTTGTATGAGCCTGCAGGTGTTGTACACACTGTCCATGTAGTGCCATTATCATCTGAATAATACATAGGATCGCCTGCTGTGTCTGCGCTTGCTATAACCCACTTCCCTGCGCCATATCCTACTGCAATATTGTTAGCACCTGACATTCCTGTAATAGAAGTAGCTGCTGTCCAGCTAGTTCCATTAGTAGATATAGCTACAGAGCCACCGTTTGAAATTGCCATAAATATACCATTGCCAAATTTTACATCAATCCAATTGGTTGATGCTGGCAATGTCATAGTATTCCATGTTGTTCCGGCGTCATTACTGTATTCGCCGGCATCACTTGATCCGCCTGGTCCGTATGGTACAGTTACCCAATAAGTAGTTCCGCCAATGTCGCCTACTGCAACAGCGCCTCTGTTTGATGTTGCTGCTGTTGCTGATGTCCAAGTTTGGCCGCCGTCTGTACTTATTGCTGTAGCTGTACTAGTACTTCCGACTGTCATAAACGTATCATCGTAAAATGCTGGTTTTTTCCAAGTTGTATTACTCGGTAGTGTAGTTACTGTCTCAGTAAATGTAGGTGAACTAAATGTTGCTCTTGGTTCAATAGTGTACAATGAAGTTAGATCTAAACTAGACTCAATTGCTGTTCCTGGTACAACATGGTCCCAACCTGGATTTCCTGTAGACGGCGCACTTACGTTTGCAATTTTTGTTCCAGAATCATATGATGTAATGTAACCATATTGTCCTGCACCTTTACCATTTTTAATATAAACAGCCATACCTACATAATCTAGTGACCCATCTGTGTCTGTAGCAGACAATGTAATACTTGTTGTATTACCTGTTTGTGCGTTTGATTCAGTAAAGTTATAATCTGCTCCAGAAGTTAACATTCTAACTTCAAACACGCCGCCGTCTCTTATTTCGTCGCCTACTACATCTACACCTGTACCTGAAGTAAACGTGTAAGTATTATTTTCAGTGGTATATGCATTACCTGCGTTATCGTATTCAACGCCTAATATTTCTTCACCATCTGTAAACACAAGTCCTATAGTTGCTTCGTATGCTCTGTTGTTCACTGTACCAATTATTGGAGTTTCTGTAGCATCAACACCTTCTGCAACAGTACCGTATTCACCGTAAGATGAGTTACCGTTTGTAGCACGAATCTTACCACCATTTTCTGCTAGGTATCCAATGTGTCCGTAGTATGAGAACACAGAAACAAGTTCTGAACGTCCTAGGTTTGTTACCCAGCAGCCTATACCATCTGATATAATTTGTGTATAATCGTTTGCAACGATAGAGTCGTTGCCGCCATTATGTAAATCTCCGTCTACTTTTAAACCGACACAAGCAGTACCAAAGTTTGTAACATTTTGTACATAAGGAGATTTGTTTGAAATCCATGCATCTTGGTGCGCTGGACCCCAACCTGGATCTAAACTAGTAAATGCTCCTGCACTTGGACGCTTTGTGCCGTATGAATTTGCACTACCTAATGTGCCGGTCAAACCTTGTAGTGTACAATTACGTAGACCTGTTCCATTTCTCATATAGAACATGTCTTCTTGTAAAGAATTGTTTACAGCATTTACATAGTATCGTGCTGCTAATAATGATTTATAGTTACCTGTATAAATTAGGTCATGTTTAATTGCATCTATATATCTGTTTACATCTCTACGACACTTAGCTGCATTATATGTATATGAAGGGTATGTAGCAGCAATATAACCTATAACTTCTTCTACAAGGTAAGTTCTATTTTTTTCTATAATTTCTACTGCATATGTGTATTCAATTGTAGTATTTTCTGTATTGCTGCCTGTTATTATCGGTGTAGTTGAGTCGCCAGTTGCACCATTTACGCCGAAGTCAATGTAATCGTGTATTTGTCTAGCAAGTTCTGCTGCTTCTAATGCAACTGTAGAATCCGCAACAGTTAATGTAGAGTCAACACTTTCTGCAGAGAACGAACTAAGACCGTCTGATAATGGATCACCATCATTATCTCCAGACAGTAGAGCATTTAAATTACTTTCTAAATTAAGTATACCTGCTAACGAATATGGTGTATCTGTAATACTAACTAGTGCTCCTGCTGGTTCGATTCTAGTAGAACGTAGTTCATCTCCTATTACTGCTGTATTTTTTGGTACAATTATTGGAAGAACTTCTTTGTATATACCTGTCTTGACCATAAGTGAATTTTGTGGTTCAATTTTTGTCGGTACATTACTATCAGTTTCTACTGTAAGTGCATCTGTAATAATATCAATTAAATTTTCTATAGTTGATTGTGCATCTGTTTCTTCAACATAATTAGTATCTGTTGTTTGTGTAAATGAACTATATGTTGCTGCTGGTGCTAGATTACTAATAACAGCATCTATCACTGTTTCCATGTATTCTAGTGCTGCAACAAACTGATCATTTTCGTCTGCCATGTCTGCAACTAATGCACTGCTTTCAAAATACGATAAAGTTTTTGTTCTAGTCTTTTCATTGCCGCCGTGATTAATATCGTATAGAATTGCATCTATAACTTTACCAAATTCGATATTAGTTAAGTATTCGTCGTCATTTGTAAATCCGCTCCAAATGCCAGTGCCTGCAACAATCTGTGCTGCTACCCATTCAGCAGTTTCTTCCATTATGAATGCTTTGTTAACTTCAATTAGTCGAGAAGCATTAGGACGTACTATACCTTTTTGTATTTGTTCAGTAGCATAACGTACAGTTTTAAATGGTCTATCTGGAGTATATCCGTAGCTTATTTCATCTTCTCCGTCTGGCGCAACATAATAAACGTTGTTTAAGTCTCCCCAACGATCCCATGTCAAGTTGTTGTTTTTAATAACAAGCACATCTCCTTCGTTTCCGATAGGTAATCTTGTTGGACCTGCGCCGCCATAATATACTAAATCGCCGTCTGTAGTAAGTGTAGATGACGAAGCACCGGCTGCTAATAAATTCCATTCTGACCCGTCTGTATCTTGATCTGGTCTATTTTGAGTAATAGTTTCGTCTGAGGTGTGTGTTGTTACAGCAACATAACTATTATCACCGTATTTTACTGCATCTCCTAGAACATAAACAGTTGCATCTGTCCAGGTGCCTTTCCAAATAACCCCTGGATTTAATCTTTCCCAATAGTTTGACCAGTTTGCATAATTTGCAGTATCTCCTGGTTTTTGTGCTGCACCTTCGTGTTCTTGAATGCACAAATACGTGTATCCTCCTACAGTTACAACATCGCCTACACGGTAATCTTGATTTGTAGAGTCGTCTCCCCACTCACCTACAAAATTAAATCCTGTTGAAAATAAGTCCCAATCTGAAGCACTTGCGGTTGGTTTTGCATTTAAGTTATTAGTTTTAGAAACATACTGGTAACCGCCAAAAGTTACAATATCTCCAGGTTGATATCTTGTATCTTGATCCCAGCTATCTTCAAATTCCAACCCTTCAACGAATTGAGCCCAATTTGCTTCGTCTACGGCCAATGTTGTTGTTGAAGTATGTGCAGTTGTACAAATCCAAAGTCCGCCGCCATATTTTACAATATCATTTATTTTGTAATAAGTAGAAGCAGTCCAAGTAGATTTATATTCAAAACTTTGTATTACAACGTCCCAACTTGCTTGGTCGTCTTCTAAAAGTGTTTGTGAAGTATGGCTAGAGTTTGCTCTATATATGGTACCGCCGTATTTTACAACGTCACCAAGTTTGTAATAGGTAGAACCTGTCCAAGCACTTTTCCAATCAAACGATGTTGTAGCAAATGTATTCCATTTTGCTTGATCGTCTTCTAAATAAGTTTGAGAAGTGTGACCTGTAATACATATGTATACTAAACTGCCCCACTTTACTATGTCTCCAACCTTGTAATACGTAGACCCAGTCCAGTCACCTTTCCATTCTTGACCGTCTGCAATTAAATTCCATTTAACTGCTGTTAGATCTGTGTAGAAATTTGTATTTGATGTGTGTCCTTCAACACATATATAAGTTTTGCCGCCGTGGCGTACTACATCATCAACGTAGTATGTGGTACTGGAATCCCATTCGTTTTTCCAAACAAACTTAATTCTACCTAACTTAAACTCTGCCATTTTATACTCCAGTATATATCTTAATAATATTTATCTAATTAACGCTTTGTTGCCATTGCATACGCTATTGTTGCTTGATCTAATGTTCCGTCTTTGAATATTGGTTTCGAAGTAAATTCTATTTCAGGAACACTTGCACTAATATCTGCACCACTTATGGTAATTTGTCCCATGGATATTTGGTTTACGTTTACATCTGCGCCGCCACCGCCAATCCTACTCTGAATAAATGTAGCAATTGCTCGTTGTGTTGGAACAATGTTATTTGAGTTTGCACTAAACGTAGAATCCGTACTAAATTCTCTTACTACTGCACCTGTACCACCTAATATAACTCCGCCTAATCTTAATTCAGTTAGTCCACCTAGATCAAATGATTCTGCATTTAGTGTAACAATACCTGTAGCCTGTTCGACTTTAAACAATTCTCCAACTCTAAAATTGCCATCTTGGTCAGTTGATGTGTAAAAGACTCTTCCACCACCGTTTTCTAAAACTTCATTTTCTTGTGATATTTCTCTTCCTACAGTAAACGGATAATTTGTATCTTCAAAACTTCCTAGTCCAATATCTAAGAAATCATGACCTGTCAATCTAACTTGACTGTAATTTTCTCTTATAGTAATTCCTACATTATCTTCTGGGGACTCAAATAGTTCAACAGCTGGAGATACCCATAATCTTGCACTTATGTTTGGTGCTGTACCTGTAATTTGTTCGACCTTTACTAGTCGAAAGATCTCGTCATTACCGTCAATTTGTACGTTTGCGCCTGGTCCAGGCTCTAATGTAAGATTAGAAACATATAGATATTTTCCTGATTGATAGCTGTCAGCATATCCTACACCGCTTACCGTAGCTCGTGCAATAATATAACCTGAGCCCCTATCTGAAAAAGTAGGCTGTGCTAGTACTCCGTCGCCTACTCGTACTTCCCATGTTCCTGTAGAAGTTACATTTGGATCAGTAATTGTTACGGTTGGTGGGCTAATTACACTATACCCCGATCCAGGATTGACTATCCTAAATCCAGATAATCTACCCGATGCTACGCCTACTCGTAGATGTGCTGTGCCTGAACTTACAACTACTCTAGGTTCAATTACATATTTGCTAGTAGTGTCTGGTGCAACAATTGAAGCTGTTCCATAAGTGTCCCAACCTTGTGAATCATCAGATTCCTTTGCAATAGTAATAAATTTTGTTTCAGTGTTATAAGCAGTTATATACCCGTATTGTCCTGCACCTGCACCTGAAGTAATAATTAGTCTCATACCTTCATAATTAGAAAATTCGTTCTCGTCAGTATTAGATATTTGAACTGTCCCTCCAGTAGTACCACTTTGAGCATTTCCGTTAACAGTTAGATAACTGGTGCCCCCTGGTACTGTATCTGTGTCCGGAACTGTTAAACGAACTTCGAAAATTCCGCCATCTACAACATTAGAAGAAGAAACTGCTGCGTTTGTGCCGCTTCCTGTAAGTGTATAACTAGCAGAAGTATTGTAATTTACACCTGCATTAGAATATTCTACATGCAAAATTTCGTTACCGTTAGTAAATACTGTCGGAATTTGTGCATCTTGATAATAATTGTCTACTACTCCAGTAATAGGAGTTTCACTTACTGCTACACCTTCAGAAACGGATCCATAATCGCCGTAAGAATTATTTCCGTTAGTGCCTCTAATTTTTCCGCCGGCTTCTGCAAGATAGCCTATATGACAATAATAAGTAAACACTGACACAAGTTCTGCTCTTCCTTGATTAGTTATCCACATTCCTATGCCATCACTAATAACTTGTGTAAAGTCGTTTGCAACGATGGAGTCGTTTCCGCCATTGTGTAAATTGCCGTCAACCTTAAGTCCTGTAACGCCTGTACCAAAGACTGATACATTTTGCACATAAGGCGATCTACTTGTAATCCATACTGTTTCGTCAGTAGGGCCAGCGCCTGGATCTAAACTTACAAACTTTACATCGTTTGAAGGTCGTCTAGTTAAATATTCACTTGCATCACTTAAGACATCATTTAATCCTTGTAAGGTACAATTCCTTAAACCTGCACCGTTACGCAAATAAAACATGTCTGTTGATTCGTAGCTGCTAGCTGGGGTAATTACAGTACTTCTTAATTCATCGCCTACTACAGCAGTAAGTTCTGGCACACGTAAAGGTAATATCTCTTTATAAAGACCTGTTTTTACAAAAAGAGTAGCTTCTTTGATACTTGTAGTGACCAAATCATAATTATCACCGCTCCATTCAAATGTTTCGTCAATAATATCTGCACGACTAGCCGATAATCTATTATATAAATCTTCGCAAGCTGCTCTTACACCTTCGCTCGGTGCGTCTGAAGAAATTCCACTTATATGATAATTATACCATTGCAGATACCCTTGGGCATCTGACGAATTTATACTTCCGTTACCTGTAACGTCTCCGTAAGCAAAGCCTGTGTTAGGATTAGTTTCGTCTAAAATAGCACCTAAATTAGGTGCAGTAGTAAATGATTCTAACGCACCTTTTTTCAAAATAGCATAAGCAATAACATCTTTTGATAAGTCTAATTTTGTTTCGACATTTCTATTATTACTAATATATTCTAGCGCATACCTGATAGTTTTAAAAGCAGAATTAGGAGTAGTTCCTTGGTCAATTTCGTCGATTCCATTAGGAGATACATAGTAAATATCTTGTGTATTTCCAAATAAGTCCCATTCTAATTCTGTGCCACCGTTTGCAACTCTTAATGCACTATCTTCTCCGCCGCGCCCTAATCTAGCATTACCTGACTGATATGTAACAATATCACCTTGTTCAGTCATTACATTGTTAACATCGCCTTCTACATACATTTTCCAGTATGTATCATTTATACCATAGTCGTTGTCTGGTCTATCATTTCCAGCGGTTGACGTATGGCCTAATATACACTCGTAAGTATTAGAACCGTATGTAGCAAGATCCCCAAGCTTATAATCAGTTTCGGCAATCCATAATCCAGTCCACTCTCTTCCTGGTATTATTACTTTCCAGTAAGATAAATCAGGAGGTTCAAAACCGGCGCTATTATCGTTAACTGCTTCATACAAATATCCTTTGTGTCTAACAAGTGTACCTATTGCATAAGAAGCTTCTGACGACCAATCTTGAGAAAATAGATAAGATTCATAAACAGATTGCCAGTCATCTGTATTATTTAATGGTATTATATTAACATTATTGCGCACTGCTCGATAAGAATAGCCGCCGTATCTAACTATATCACCAATCTGATAGTAAGCTGATGCAGACCATGCATTATCAAATTCTAAGCCATCAATATATACATCCCAATTAGATAGGTCATTTTGGAATGTTGTTGAGAAGTGTTGTACATTTGACTTCCATAAGCTACTTCCAAATTTTACTACTTCATTAATTCTGTAAAGTGTAGCTGTTGCCCAGTCCCCTCTATACGAAGACTCTTGAAGGACAATTTCCCAATTTGCACTATCGTCAGTAAAATTTGTACTAGCAGTGTGCGCCGTAGTACATCTATACACAGTTGGACCGTATGTAATTATATCGTTTACAATATATCTTGTTCCGCCTGTCCAACTACCGATCCAATTATTAGATTGAACTATTTTTTTCCAATTTTGTTGATCTGCTTCTAGACCCAAAGCTTCTGTTGCAGCAGATGAATGGCTTTGAATACAGACATAAACATTAGCATTGTAAACAACAATATCACCTTCTTTATATCCTGTATTCACTGTCCAGTCTGAATAAAAAGTTTTTCCTTCTAGCATTAATTCTAATTTTGCTATAGAGGCAGTTGAAATGCCTGCGCCTGCTGATGCCGTACCGTTGGCAAAATAAAATAAACTAGCAGGAGTAAATTCGTCAATTGTAATTCTTACTTCTCTTCTACTTGCTCCAGAAAAACTACTAATGTATGCATCTTCAGTTACTGCCACCCTATCTATATAGTAAGTAACCCTACCAGAATATCTAATACCGTCGTTGTTTGTACCGTCATCAGTATCACTAATAAACAAAGGCATAGCACTGGCGCCACCTGATACATTAGAAGCATCATCTTGGTTAAAGATATACGTCCTTCCTTGATGTAAATTTATTGATGTTTTTTCTCTTCCGTTTATATAAAACACATCAGCAGTGTCGCCTGTATTTCTTGCCACAGTAACTTTTAAATCTGTAGGGTCTGATCCGTAGTCATCGTAGAAGTTCGTGGAACTAGTATGTGTTTCTTTTATAACAAAGCTATTTCCACCGTATCGTACTACATCATCTTTTATATAGTCTGTAGAAGGAGTCCATTCTCCCTTCCAATTAAACCTTAAGCGACCTATTTTAAATTCTGCCATTTGTTTTTCCTATTCTTAACCGTTTGAACTTGTTCCTGTTGGATACGTGTACTGCTTATTAATTCTAACAACTAGTTCGCCTTCGCTGTTTACATAATAATAGATATTTCTATCATCCCATCTAAACTGTTCATATCTTAAGTTATCAAAAACTAAATTATGATATACATCTCTACCCTCAAAAAAGTCTTGTCCTTGTTCAAAATCTGTAAAGTTGTTTTGAGGATCGCCAGGATTATTAATTTGCAGATCGTCGTTTATATCTAGTTGATCTGACCTACCAAAAAATAGCTCTCCTTCGTCTGTTCTGCGCAACCCGTACACATATCTATTACTAGAGTTTTGTAGTAAGTAATCGCTTGCACTGTATCCAACGTAACTGCTCATTTTTTATTCCTTAGTTAATATCCACATAACTAATCACTGCATCGAGTGATTCGTCTTGATCTGCTTGTATATAAAGTTGATTTTCTGGTGCTAATATCAACTTTTCTCCTGCGTTTAATGCCCTTAAACTAGAATTAGGAGGAATTAATACATCTTTTATAAAATACCCTTCTATACTTGTATCGTCGTGTACTAGTACACTTGCATAAACAACGCCTCCGGTTAAATTGGCTAAACTTATACCAACAATAGTTGATCGTGTTGCTGCGTCTGTTTCTATTGCAAGTATCGGTAATTCTCCTACATCTTTTATGACTTTATTTTTAAACGTTGTTGCCATTTTCTTATCCTAATGTTAATACGTATTCGATAGCTAAGTCTTCTGCTGCTGCAAAAGTAATTGCACCAGAAGCACCTGCAACAGATACCCAAGAAGTGCCATCCCAAATTTCTAAGTAACCTTGCTCGACATTGAACCTTATCATTCCGGTTTCTCTATAAGCCGCAGCAGGTCTTTGTAAACTTGTACCTACAGGAACAACAAACCCTCCAGTACCTTCTATTTTAAAATATCCATTTCCTTGTTGCTGGAATAATAATGGTGTATCTACTAGTGTGTTTGTAATTGTGCTATCTTTAATAGCAATATTATCCATTACAACAGAACCAGTGCCATTAGCAGTAAGTTGTAAATCTGTGTCTGCTGTTGTTGTTCCAATAACGTTTCCGTCTATGTATATATCATCTACATCTATTCTAGGTGTTTCAAATGTTGTACTTGTTATACTAGCTCTTTCTGCACCACTAATATAAAATCTAATTGTACTATCATTTGCACCGGGAGTTAATTCTGGTGTAATATAAGTGTCTCTATCTAAATCATAAACACCACTTAATACTCTCCAATTGCCGTCATATCCTTCAAAAGTATTATCGTCTGTGTTGTAACGAATCATACCTGTTGCAGGCGTTGGTCTTGCTGCTACACTCCCCGATGGTAATTGTAAACTTCCTGTTGAAGTAATCTTAACATTGCCGCTGTCACTACTTAAATTAATATCGCCTGACAAACTACTAATTGTGTTGCCACTTAATCTTAAATTACCAGTATCAATTTCTGTACCAGTAATTGTAGTAGTGTTGCCGCCTGTAGTAATTGTTAAACCACTAGTTGTGTCAATATTAAATTGTGAACTAGTAAAATCAACAGTGCCGTCTGCTTGATTTACATAAAACAAATCACCAACTCTAAAGTCACCTTTATGATCAACAGAGTTATATCTTATTTTTGCATTGTTTAATTCAGTAACTTCTTGTGTTTGCACAACAGTTGTTGGATCGTTATCAACATCTTTACCATTACCAATGTATGCAAAGTTTTGACTGATCAAATACATCAGTACACCATTGCCGTCGCCATATGCACCGTAGTTACCGTATACGTTTGCACTTGCAATAGAACGTATTTCTCCACCAAAGTCTAATGTGTCAGCAAGTGTAACATATGTTGCAGTTTCGCCGCTACTAAATCTTAAATCTTGTGAATTAAGAGTATCATCTACAATAGTTTCAGAACTATCATCTGCTGTGTTAAAATGTAATAAAAGTGTTGTTGAAGTATCACTTGTAAACTCTGATGTAATTGCACCAAATGCACCTGTATATCTACCAACACCTTTTGAAACTCTTACTTCGTCAACATTACCATCTAAGTACTCAGCAGTTGTGCTCCATTTTGCACCAACTACTAATGGTTTTGCTGAACCTAAGTCTGTACTAACTGTTGCACTATCTTCTTCTGTACCGTCTACAAAAAGTTTCATAGTTGTGCCGGTGCGCGATACTGCAATATGATACCAAGTTGCTGTAGTTAAGGTTGTTCCACTTGATAATACAGTTGAACCGTTAATATAAACTTCTGGATTACCTGCATTTAAATTTAAGTACGGACCTACATCTGTATCTGCGCCTGCTCTAAGGTCTATTAAACTTCTTGTACCAGTTACACTATCAAAGTAGAAAAATCCTTCAATAGTAAAATCATCTGTTCCAAAACCAAAATCATTGTTTGATGCAACACTAATAGAATCTTCAGTGCCATCTAATATAAGACTGCTTGTTCCAAACTTTTTAATAGCAGTATCTGTAACAGGATTTTGATTTCTTAATATAGTTTTGCCGCCGCGCTCTGCTGCAACTTCAAGTCCTGATAAATTTCCAGAAACATAAAATTTTCCATCAGCATCTACACTACTAATAGTTCCAGTTGCTAAAACTGTAGTACCATCTGTGTCATAATATGTAAATGTTTCGCCTGCTAGATATGGTCCGCTTGCTCCGTCAACTCTAACTGCTGTTTTACCTGTACCTTTTAGACCGGTTGCTCCGTCTAACGCATATAAACCTTTATTTGCAAAATATGTAAAACAATTAAGCCATTCAACTCTTGTACCATTTGTTATAGTAAGTGCGTCAACACCGGGAGTAATAAAAGTTACTGAATGAAATAAACAACCTGCTTCTCTAGATGCAGAGTTTGCTAAACTTCCGTCTAAGTATGCTCCGCCGCCTGCGTCACCTTCATCAAATCCTCTTGGATCTGCACCGCTTGTAACTGATCCTTGTGTAATAACAGTTACATTTCTAATATATGGTGAACGAGATGATATATTAAAATTACTTGCAAATTCAAATGCATATCCAGGAGCATAAAAATCTTTAATTGTTATATCTTCAACGGTTACTTGACCATTGAGTAAGAATGCTGTGTTAGTGTTTGTTCCTGTTGTAGGAGAAATATTAACTCCTCGTAAGCTGTGCCCTTTTACAGTAACACCTGCAGGAATTGTTAATGGAAATATTTCTTGGTATTCTCCAGGATAAATGTGAATAGTGTCGCCATTGCCAGCAACACTTAACGCATGTTCTAAAGTTGCAAAAGTATCATTAGGGTGATCACCCGAATATGTATCATCTCCGTTTTCTGATACGTAATATATATTACCTTGTCGTAGTGCAAGATCAACACCATCAACTTCAAGTGAAGTTGTTGTTACTGTTCCGGCATAAAAATTATCTACCCAAACATCAGACCATTGTTTGCCGCCTGCGACAGGATCAGAACCTAATGAGTAAGTGCTTGTTGTGTCTGGAATTATATCTGATTGTATTTCTGCATTGAACACAACGTTATCAGTGTCAGCATCACCTATTGTAATATTGCCATCTGCTGTAATTGAACCTGTTGCAACAATGTTACCATAAACATTTGTATTACCAAATATTTCAACACTGCCTGTTCCATTTGGATTTAATTCTAGATTAGCGTTTGATGCCGTAGTTCTAATTTCGTTGTTTTGTAATTCTAAATCATCAATAACAAGTTTATTTTGATATACAACACTATTACCTGATGTAGTGCCTAGTGTTAATGTATTTGCACTAGTTGCAATGTTTGAGCCAGAGATACTAATATCGCCTAGTTGTGCTAGTGTATCTACGTTAAGTGTTGGAGTTCTTGTTGTACCGCTTACGTCTAGATCGTATTGAGGTGTGTCAGTATTAATACCGATTCGGCTGTTTTGAACATCTAAATATAACAGGTCAGTCTCAAAAGCCAGATTTACGTTTTCACGCAAAAGGTTAGCTTTCAAGAGCGGACCACTAATGCGACCGATAGCCATCTCTTCTCCTCAATACGGGGATCCTGTCCCTCTAGCCAAATTCTCAGCCTCACGGCTCTTTGCTGGTTAACCACAGTCTGACCCTGCAATACAATGGTCGCTGTACTGCATTAATAATATTTATCTAATCTTATGAATTATGGTTGATAAGGAGCGTTTTTAACCAAGAACTAATGTATAAATATCAACTAGTTCTTTGAGGAGATCTTCAGTAACTTCTTCGCCTTCACCTGCAGACCGTTGCCATGCAGATCCGTTCCATGTTTCCATATAACCTTCTTGAGAATTATATCTTGTTTCACCAGTTTCGGGTGAAGGGTTTTGTTGTAAAGTTGTACCGTTTGGAACAACTAATCCTGTAGTTGAATCAAATTTAATATAACCTCTACCTTCAGCAGTAATAACCATTAAATTATCTGTTGTGTTAGATATAGTTTCGCTAAAAATTTCTAAATCAAAAGGAGCAACTATTCCTGTACCATTAGGGAGTATTTCTAAATCGCTATTACTCAATGTAGTTTCTATTACATTTGTATCAAATAAAACATCTCCATCTGATAATCCTAACAGAGTAAATGTTGAATTGTCTAGTACACCAGTTGTTGCACTTCCGCCTGTAAAAATTAAACTATTATTTGTGTTATGAGCTGTTACACTAGTATTTCTATCATCAGAATAAACACCGCCAAAACTTAAATTACCTGTTGAAAACCCTTCAAATAAATTTGTATCTGTATTAAATCTAATAGATCCTTCTACATCGGTTCTTTCGTTATCGTTGCCATTGCTCAATACAAATCCGTCGTTAGACGAAGTATTAATAATTTCTGTAACTGGGCTTAGTATAAGTTGTCCGTCAATAGTATCTATTGTGTTTCCACTTATTCTAATATTTCCAGTATCTATGCGTGTGCCATCAATAAACGTTCTTTCTAATCCATTTCTAACAACTATTTCACTTAATCCTGAAAAATCTACACCAGTGGCATCTATACTTGTAGTGCCTGTTTCAAAATCTGCAAAAAATGAATTTCCTACTTTAAATTTTCCAGCTGCATTTGTACTAGTAAAATGTATTGCGCCGTCATTTAGTTCAACAGCTTCATTTTCTTCTATAACTAATGTTGCATCATTAGATACATCATTTGCTGTACCTACATATGCAAAGTTATGACCTATTAAATACATTAATGTATCTGCGCCATCTGCTACTGCACCGTAATTACCATAGATACTGGCACTTCCAATTGAACGGACTTCTGCTCCGTAACGAACTCCGTTGCCGCCTAGCCCGTCTGCTCCTTGCGTAGCATATAAACTTCTATTTGCAAAATATGTAAAACAATTAAGCCATTCAACTCTTGTACCATTTGTCATTGTAATACAATCAACACCTGGAGTAATAAAAGTTACACTATGAAACAACATACTACCTTCAATAGTTAAACTGTTTAATTCATTTCCGTCTATTAATGCGCCTTTGCCTGCATCTCCCTCCAAAAACCCTCTAGGATCACTTGCACTTGTTACACTACCTTGTGTAATAACAGTTACATTTCTAATATATGGGCTTCTTTCATTTACTAATCCATTTGGAGTAAATCGAAAGGCGTAACCTGTGTCTCCTACGCTATCGTAATAAAAATCTTTTATAGTAATATCAGCAATAGTTGTATTGCCTTCCATAAGGAATGCATCTTTGTCTTGTGTTGCAACTGTAGGTTTGATAATAGTATTTCTTATATCTTCACCACGAATACTTGTGTTTGGCGGAATAGTTAACGGAAATTCTTCCTCATACTCTCCTGGAAAAATATGTATTGTAACTGGGCCTGCTGAACTTGCATCTACTACATCTAACGCATGTTTTAGTGTTCTAAAAGCACCGTGTTGATGATCTCCTACATTTGTGTCGTCACCTAATGTACTAACATAAAAAATATTACCTTGTCTTACTGCTAAACTAGTATCGCTAACTGAAAAACTTCCTACAGTTACTCTTTGACCGTTTAATAAATTACTATATAAGTTTAACCATCTTTTTGCTGTATTACCTAGTTGATATGTGTTATTAGCGTCTGGAATAAGACTACTATCTAAATCTGCATTAAAGGTTACATTGTCAGTATCGTTATCACCAAGTGTAAGATTTCCTCCGAATGTAATATCTCCAGTTGCATGTATATCGCCAGTGCTATTCCAATTAGATCTTATGTTTATTTCACCAGTACCATCCGGACGTAGTTCAATATTTGTATTAGCAGTTCTTGAACTTACTGTGTTATAATCAAATAATAGATCGTCTGTAGCAATACTAGTTGCTTCAATTGTAGAGTTTGAAGATAATAATAGATCAGCACCAGTAAAATAATCTATTCTACTGTTTGCTATATCAAAATTATCTATAGTCGTTGTTGTTGCAATTAAGTTTGTACTTCTTAAATCGACAGGAGTTTCTAGGTCAAAGCCAGGACCGTCTATGTTTACGCCAATTCTACTATTGTTTACATCTAAGTGTAATAAAGGTATAGGCTCAGCAACTAATCCTGACGATTGATAAAATTTAAGGTCAATGCCGTTACGTAACAGGTTATCTGCTAATACGCCGCCGCCAATTCTGCCATTTTGTGGTTCTGCCATTCAGTATCTCCCGATACTGTATTTATTTTATTTGTCTAAGTTGTGGATTACGGTTACAGGTTTGCCTAATGGAACTGCACTTGTAAATTCAATCCACCAACCTGTTCCAGTTGCTGTATAAGGAGCATTTGGACCTGTTAGATCAACTTGTGCTGTTTGTTTTATTTCATAGTTTGTAACAGGTATTTGGATAACGTTCTCTATAAGAACAATAATATGCTCTGCTGATTCTGGATATGGATAATCTGCATCTCCGCTGTTTAATTCCCCGAATACAGTTTCAGTTGCATCACCAACACCTAGGTTTTGCCAAACTATTCCAGGATCTTGATTAGGCTCTTTGAATCTTATTTCTCTCCAAGCCCCGTTTTGATATGCCTCTAATTGATTGTCTGTTGTATTATATCTAATTTGTCCTTCGTTTGCTGCGGTAATAACAGCAGGATAAGTAAAATCGCCTGCAAATCCAGGTTGTTCGTTGTAAGGCCCTTTTGGAACAACCATAGCACGTTCACTATCGACTATTACTTGATCGTCAACGTCATATTTAACGCCTTTGCCAGTAATACTTCTAAGATTTGTGTTCTGTGCTTTTAATAATCTCATTATACTTCCAAATAACTTACTGTTGCTGCAAGATTAGTTAAGCCGCTGCCTATATCTGGTGTTGCAACAAAACTAATTTTATCACCTTCTTCTAAAATTATTCTTTCTGAATCAAACGTAAAAGTTTCTCCTGGGGGGAGAGTTAAACTTCTAACAACTGCTGTAACTGCGTTGTCTAAAGGATCGCCTGAAGGTATAAGATGCATATCAAAAGTTGCATCATCTGTTAAATTTGTATTACAAACTAATATATTTGTTATTGCATATGATTTACCTGTAGGAACTGCGCCTACAGGTACTCCTACACCTGTTGGGTCGAGTATTTCTGTAGGAGTTGTTTTTAATTGCGCATTTATTATTGCCATTGTTGTTCCTTAAAATATCATACTAAAAAGTAAAGATCTATTTTTACTTACTAATTCATCTCTAGTTTCGTTCTCATTTACGAAATATATTCCTGTTTTTCCTGAGTATTCATTTGATGTATACACTTTAACACCGTCGTCTGGAACACTAGGAGTATATCCCGAAGGCACTTTATTAATTAACAATGTGTCTTCAATTCTAACAGAACCGTCGCCCCACGCTCTTAAAAGTAAATCGTCGGCATCAGTGGTTATTGTTTCGATTGTTGTTCCACTGATTCTAATATCTGTAAATTCAAAACCATCAGAATATAATTGAGCAACTACTGCACTATCGATTGAAAAATCAATACGACTATCTACACCGCTAGTTTCTTCATCTCTTACAACAATACCAGACGGCGTTAATACACCATCACCAATTTGTGGTAAGAGAACTGTTGCAAATGCAGTTGAAATAGAATCATCTACATACTTTTTATTAGGTACGTGATTAGGATCAGTTACTCTATTTTCATAATTAAGACTTGTTCCGACTGTAACAACACCGCTATTAGAATTAATTAGATATAAATTACTTCCGCTAGTATTAATATAATTAGTTGCAATACCTACAAAATCGCCGCTATCGTGTCGTGCTCTCCATAAACCTCTTCCATTTATAGAATCAGGAGTATCGTCGTGATACGCCCAATAAGCGTCGGCGCCAGGATTTACATCTCTAACAATTCTTATACCCGATGAACCTAATGTAACTTCGCCTGATGTTTCGCCAGAATTTAATTCTATTATGTTGTCGGTTATTGTTACATCAGTTGATTGAACAGTAGTGGTGGTACCTTGGACTCGTAGGTCGCCGGTTACCCAAACTAAACCCACTTCACCGCCTGTGTCCAATTTTATGGTACCACCAGAAGATGTCTTTATCGTAAAATCACCACTGGTTTTTACGTATTTTGACATTTACTATTCCTATTAGTCTTGAACCGGAACTGTTGCTGTTCCTGATGCATCATCGTTTTCGTCGCCTGGTCCAACATTATACTTTATAGTATCTACATCAGTTGTGCCTGCTTCGTATTGAATCTTTCTATTATAAAGTTTAGTAACTTGTACAACAGTAGAGTCGTCCAATACAGCATTAATATTAAATTCGCTAGCACCTAATGCACCTGATGCTTTGTTAACTAGTGTACATGTTTCAGTTTTAGTACCGTCTGATACAATAAATTTATTTGATGATCGTTGCGAAACAATCCATGCATTAGTTACTTCACCACCTGCTGCAAATTTTACAGTTGATACTTCAATTTTTCCTAAGCCTTGGCCTATTTTTCTTTTGTTTATTGGTCTTCCCATTGTTTTTCTCCTTATTTGACGTTCTAGGTCTACGCTGCGGGTACAGCATAAGTCCGCCTTGCGGCACACTATTAGACACAAGTATTTATCACAAAAGGAAAAAGCCCGCACAGTGGCGGGCTTTAAAATAAGGGTGGGTGAAGGACTTGGGTTTACCTCCAACTATGCGTCTAGATACCTTTCATCTGTTACGCCTAGAACCTCGGTTCTGCTTAGTATCGCAGTTAGCATACTCTACATCTCTGTAGTACATGCCGGGCACTACCCCTAACCAAGTGCGCCTATTTCCTCTAGATTGGAAATTATTAGCGCCAACCCGTATAACAACGTCTTGTTATATTATTAATATAACATCTTACAAATAAAAGTCAACCATTTTTTTATATTTTTTTGCCTTTTTTCCAGCCTTCAGTAATAGATTCTGGAAAAACTTTTATAGTTTCATTAGGTCTATCATCTATGTGATTATCTTTTGTAAATTTAGAAGTAGAAACTCTTTCCCAACATACTACTTGAGGTGGTTCACATACATACAACGGTAATAGTGTAGGAGGTCTCATCATTAATAAATGATCAACTTCTGCTTTTACTCCGTTGTCTCTTGCATGTTCCCATAACCATTTTGCACTTATAGGTGTTAAGCCACAAGCATGTACACCTAATGATCTTTTTATTCTTACTAATTTGTATGCTTCTTCTGGTGGACTATAGTCATCAATACTACCAACTCTATGACCGAACGTTACTGTAGCCATATCAGGTATATCAATATTACATACATTACCCTTTACTACTGCATCATGTTCTAAAATTATACATGCTTTGTTTAATTCAATAATCCGTTTCCAACACTTTATATGTGATGCATGACAACAACAGTTGCCATCTCTTATATGATAATTTCCGTTTTTGTAGGTTCCTACAGATTGAAATGCTTTTTTGCAGTTTAAAAACTCAACTGCATCTATAAATTCGTACGGAAGATTATATTTTTCGCAAGACTCCGCACAAATTTGTGCATATTCCATAGATAATGGAACTTGGAGTCTGCGAATTATAAGTGCTTTATCTATTTTCAAGATATTTTATGCAATTTTCTGGTGTTGATTCTACATATGGATCATCATCGGTGCCATCGTTGTTAATGCCAGGTTCTTGCCACCACTTTTCAACAAAACCATCGTTAATGATTGCCATATAACGCCAAGAACGGTTACCAAAGCCTAAATGGTTCTTTCCAATCAACATACCCATAAAGCGAGTAAAGTTGCCTGAGCCATCTGGAATAACTTTTACATTTTGTATGTCTTGTGACTTTGCCCAAGCATTCATAACAAATGCATCGTTAACACTCATACAATAAATTTCATCGATGTCTTGGTTACGAATATTATCGTAGTTTTCTTCAAAGCCCGGAAGCTGGTAAGTAGAACAAGTTGGCGTGAACGCTCCAGGGAGTGAAAATAGTACTACACGCTTACCTTTAAAGTAATCGTCTGTAGTTTTATCTTCCCAACGATAAGGGTTATCGCCGCCAATACTTTCATCACGCACCCGTGTTTTAAATGTTACATGTGGTAACTTAAATCCTTCAATCATAAAATTCTCCTGTGTCTGTCTGCAGATTAGAAATATGGACAAATTGCCCACATTATTTATTATACACAATTATTGTACTTTGTCAACCGTTAAATCATCTAGCTCGGTAGGAATGCTAACTTGCTGTTCAGATCTTCTTATGCCTAACGCACGATTAGCACGATACAAATCAATTGACACCTTGTTGCGTTGATTGCCGCCAAGTATAGCATAGTAAGGAACACCGTTACGATCTATTGTTCTAATATAAAATCCAACGTGTCCTTGCCATCCTACATTGCCTCTCGGAAATACAACAAGATCTCCTGGTCGAATGTCTTCTTTAGATACTGTGTTGCCCCATTTTAAAAATGAACGTGCCATTAGCGGAACATCACTTACGCTTTCGCTTCCTGGTATTCTGCTTTCGTTAAGAACTGCATTAACAAACGCTGCACACCATTCTGTACGCACAGGATCTACACCAGTGTACTCACGTAGTTCTGCCCTGTCTCTACGTTCTTCTAGTCCTAATTTTTCTGCTGCTGTTAGCAAAGGTTTAGAATCTTTTATTTCTGCTCCACAAGCGGATAGGATAACGCTTGCACATAAAAATGCTAATAGTTTTGACATAAAGCCCTTTCTTGTCTTTGGATATTTAGCCTAAAAATACAACTACAGTGCTGCCTAGAATTGCAAGCAATATGACAAATAGCCATATGTAGTGCATTGCTGTTGTGTCTCTATGACTCCACATTACTTCATATCGTTTAATGGGTTGTCAAGTGCCTCTTGTAGTTTTTCAGTTAAGTCAGCCTCAACTTGATCCATTCTGTCACGAACATCTTTGTCCTGCACTTTTAGGTCTTCACGTAGTTCTCTATCTAGAGTTTTCATTTCTGTTCTAAATGCTCTAATGTCAGTTTGCACATCTCTAGTAGTTTCTTTTGATGTACGTTCAACTGTGTCAACTACACCTTCTATTCTGCGTATATCACCTTTTAGGTCGTTTTTAATTTCGTTTGTGTAACCTACTGCTTCTTCAAGTTTGGTTTCAATGATAGTCATTCTGTCATCATAACCTGCCATTAGCTCTTGATACTCTTGCTGTTGATCTACAAAGGCAATTGCTTCTTCTATCTTTTGATACATCAAGAAGCCACCGTAAAGAGATCCTAGTACAGTACCTATTACAGTTACTAGTGCAGTAACACTCATAAATGTTACTTTAAATCCAAGGACACGGAACTCTTTGTTCTTTAGATTTTCTATGCCCTCTTCTAAATTTTCTAGGCTTTCACCTAAGTCTTTGTCAGCCATTGCCCTCTCCTTTATTTTTCATACTGCTGTCTTACCATATCTCTATGCAGTTGATCGCTTGCCCCATTAAACAATCTTGCGCTAGGATTATCATAATTCTGTTGTCCTGCATATATGTCTTTAGGTGCGTAAAATGCTCCGTCTGCTAGTCCATCTGATTGATATGCTCTAAAGTTTGGATTGTAACCCATTAGTGCAGCATTTGCATCTTCGTTGTCTGTGCCTGCTAGTGCTTCTGCAACTAGTGCATCCTCTTTTGCATTTTGATCTTCAAATGACTCTGTGCTTTCTTCGATTGATGCCTCTACTATGTTTGTTTCTAAATCTTGTACTCTAGCAAGAGCAAGGTTAATTGCACTATCTACGGCTGCAATGTCAAAGTTAGAATCAACAACAAGCTCAATTGTCAAACCACCTGTGTCTCCTGGATCATTTGATTGTCCTGGTGTAGACGATATAACAACATTCATTGCACCTGATTCTCCAAAACTGCTAGGTAAACCTGTTGTGTCTGTTGTTGTGTCTGTTGTTGTACCCATTGCAACTGCTTGACTTTCTAATGAACCACTACCATCATCGCTTCCGCTCATAGATTGCGATCCAAAATCTTGCGATCCTGTAGAACCTGTACTTGCAACACTAGTGTCTGAACTGCCTGTTGTGCTGCTGCCAGTGTTTGTAGTTGTATCTGAACTTGATCCTACTACGTTTGATGTAGTAGCTGAAGAAAGGTTTATATCTGTAGTTGAACCTGCAACAACTGCTGTTGCTGTTGCAGTTTGTTCTGCGTTAACTGCATCTGCTGCTGCTATGTCAGATTGTATATCTGCGCTTGTTTGTTCTGCGGCTGTCACACTTGCTTGTGAGTTTGCAACTGCTCCTGAACTTGCTGCGCCTGCTACGTTGTCTGCTGCTGCAACTGCGGCTGCTGCTACACTCAAAGGATTAGCACTAGGTGCATTAGACGCTGATGATTCTTCTGGTGCCACTTCTTCTGTAGCTTCTTCTACCGCTGTTTCTTCTACCGCAGCAACTTCTTCTACCGCAGCAACTTCCTCAACAGCTTCTTCTATTGCTGCTTCTTCTGTGACTGTTTCAACTGGAGCAGGATCAGTTGCCACCGCAACTTGAGTGCTTTCTTGTGTTTGAACAGTTTGTG